TTCTCACTTTCAATTAAATCTAAATAATTTTCACATTGTTCCATTATTATAATATCAACAGGTATTATATCTTTATATTTTTCTCTTAAACATTTCATTCTGTTTAACCTGTCATCCCAATCGTCAGGTGATATAAATGACAATTCTATATTTTTTCTACTATCAACAACACAATCAAGAATACGTTTTTTAATAATTATTTTTTACTATGTAGTATATTCAATAATTCTTTCAACTTATCTTCCACCAATTCATTAGGTACAACTATATCTTCGTCATCTACAGAAGTCAAAATCAATCTGTGATCAAATGTTTTTATACTATATCTTAAAGATTTATAACCTAACTCTTTGATCAGTTCTTCATCAAATTCTATAAATTCATCAGGTTTTTCCTCTGGCATTATTATATCACTAATAATTGGTTCTTCTACTACTTTTACTTCTACTTCAAATTCCATAATTTTAGTATTATTTTTTAAAATTCTAAGTTATTATAGTACCTAATTAAAAATTAGTTTAAAGTTATAATAAAAAGTTTATATAATAAATTTAGAACCCAATTGAAAATATATATAATTCCAAAATACAATCTAAAATATGGAATTTTACATAGTTTTCGTTAAAAATAGAAAAAAATTGGACAAATATATTAAGATAAACAAGGTACGAAATAAGACAATTATAGATATAAAACAGCAATTAGATGATCATGGTCTAGAAGATGTGACTGAATGGCGAGAATATTTCAATCTTATAATTTATACGAAAATAACTCAAACAATTAGGAAAAATAAAGACGTGTACTATATACCAAACTTAAATAAAATAAATACATTAGAAATTGATGATATTTTTCAAATTAAAGAAAATTTAATTGGTAAAATTAATTTCAATCTACTCTTCTTTTTTGAAGATTTCAAAGACAATCAAAAAATGTATGAAAATCTTCTATCTAATATATCACTATTTGATGCCATTCAAATAATTAGAGACTACTAAAATTCTATTTCAGAGGAATATTTTTTTTATATATAAAGTAAAACTATATAAATTAAATATGGCACATTATTCTGAAATGGATTTTTTATTTAGTAATATTACTAATAGAGAAGATGTAAATTCTCAACTAGATAATTTTGACAACAAACGTAACATTTTTGATAATTCTAAATATGTTGTATATAAAACAAAAGATGGATCTGGTTCAGGAACAAATAAAATAAAATCATATCTTAACACAACAGTTTATAAAAATGAAAATATATCAATTAATCCATATATACAGCTTATAAGGGATTTTGATAAAGTTCAAGGAAATCCTGGCGCAGGGTTAAGAATAAACGCTGCAGATTTAGCATATCTAAGAGAATTAGGAGTTTACCCAATAAACAGAATGGCTATTCTCAGAAGATTTCCAGAAGGTTGTTTCGTGTTAGAAGACTTAAATGAAATGAAAATTGAGCCAATTTCAACTGTAATTGGTTGGATTAAACCTACTGATAACTTTGGTAAAATTAATTTTAGTGAAACTTGGACAACAATTGATAGAAGATTTGATCAAGTATTAAATGATATTATTAAAAAAGCTATGGGTGGAGCAGAAGGCACAGCATTAGTTCCAATACCAGATTTTGCACAAGGTATGTTATTTGAACTTTATAATAGAGCACACTTATTAGATAAAAGTGGAGTGGATGAAACTACAGATGAAACATATGAAAATTTTGATCCAAATGCATTTTTACATCCAACTTCTAATAGTTTAACAAATACCGATAAAGGCGCAAATGGCGCAACAACATCTAATTCTTGGGGTCTTAATAATATACCAGTTGGAAATCCTAATCTTTTACTTCAAGGTCCATGGAGAGATCCAGAAAGTCAGAACCTTACTTCAGATTTTACTTTTGAATTAGAAACAAATTATGAACAAAAATTATTGGGAGATGTTGATCCTGGCTCAGCAATGTTAGATATAATGGATAATCTTATGACAATGGGAACATCAAATATGGTATTTTATTGGGGCGACAATTCACCTATAATAAAAAGTGCCAGAGATGCATCAAGTGGTAAAGGTAATAATCTGAATGCATGGTGGGATATGGTAGCTAAAATCTTAGTTGGATTTTGGGAAGTAATAACAAAATTCTTTACGGACACTTATCAAAAAATGAAGGAAAATTTGGAAAAAGCAAAAAATGATTCTGCTAAAACAGAACAGTCAAATAAAGATAGAACTGCAGAAGAAACTAGATTAAAAAAAGAAGTAGAAAATGCTAAACCTGAAGAAAAAGAATCAAAACAAGCCGCATTAGACAAATTTTATCAAGATGGCACAAGTTCTAAAACAGAATCTGTTTTTAATGGAGCAAAACAGAAAATTGATGGTGCAATAGATTTTATTGCACCATTTTTACAATCTATTTTAACAAGCACACTATCTATAAACAGATTTAAATTAAGAGGATCTTTAGAATTAATGGTTGGTGGTAAAATAAGTTCAACACCTTGGTATTTAACTTTAGGTAATCCATATTCACCTTGGTTTGCATCAAATCATATAATTGTAAGTACTTGTAGCATAGAAACTAGTAATGAAATGGGATTTAATGATCAACCACAAAGATTAAAAGCTACATTTGGTTGTAGATTTTCAAGACCTTTAGGTAAACAAGAATTAATGAGAATGTTTAATAATACATTTAGAAGAACTTATAATACACCTCCTCCTGGCACAGAAACAGTAAATTCAATACCAGAGGTAAATAAAAAAGCTTCAGAAAATATTCAATCAATGGAGCCTAAAGGTGGTTCGGTTTTTTCTAATCAAAGTGCACAACTTATGGGGAATAAAAATGCGGCACAAAATGCAACAACAACAGCAGATACAACATTTAGTCCAGCAGAAACAGCAGCATATGCTGCTAGACATATTGCAAACTCAAATAATAGTTCATATATTCAAAGACAAATGGCTAGAGGATTTTAAAAAATAATATAAAAGATGGAAATACTATCCTTTGATAATACAGCAAATAATAAAATAAAAAGAGACCCTAATCAGGATAATCTTTTCGATTTATTTCAAAAAAATGTAGTCAATAATTCTAAAAATATGACTCTTCAAATATATATTGTTCCAAGAGAATTTGAAATGAGATTAGATAGAATATCAGATTATATTTATGGATCATCAAGTTATATTGAAGAACTAATGGTATTAAATGATATAATTAGTCCATATTCAGTTAAAGAGGGTCAATATATTTACTTTTGTCAAGTTGATAACTTGCAAAAATTATATACAATAGATGATTTACAAAATCTAAAAAATGTTGCCAGACAAAATTTAATTAAATCAAATCAAAATCAAAATAATTTAAATTTTGGCACATCTGATCAAAATTTACCACCTACAGTAAAACCTTCTAATTTACAACAAGTTAAAGTGACAAAAGATAATAAAATTCAAATAATAAATTCATTTCAATGATAACAGTCATAGAAAAAGCTAAAATAAAACTTAAAGAATTAAGCCTTCAATTAAATGATCCTACATCTGCTGATATTGCGGTACAGTCTTTTAATTATGTGCCATATGTATTTATAAGTAAGGTAGATTCAAATACAGGTACAACAATTGGTACAACTGTTGATCCCAAAGATATTATTTATATAAAACTACATAATAGTAAGTTTTTACCAGAAATTGAACTATGTTGCGATGATTCAAAAGGCATATTATTTAATGACTTATATCCATACGATCACGATATGGTTCTAAGTATTTTTGTTAAATCAACTTCTGAAAATACTATGCCAATAAGGATGGATTTTAGAATAACATCATATGAAACAGTAAAAAATGATAGTCAAAAAAATTATTTTAATTATTTAATTAAAGGAATATTAGATGTGGATGAATTATTTTATACAAGGTATGAATCAAAAAAAGGCACAAGCTATGACGTAATAAAACAAATGGCATTTGATTTGAATTTAGGATTTGCATCTAATGTTAAATCAAGTAATGATAGTATGACTTGGATAAATTGTAGCGATACTTATCCAGAATTTATTAAAGACGTTACTAAATATTCTTTTATTTCAAAAGATTCATTTGTATGGACATTTATTGATTTCCAATATAATATAAATTATGTTGATATTCAATTAGAAATGAACTATTTCAATAAAGAAGAAAAAGGCACTATAACAAATCCACAAACCATAAAAAATGATGAAGAAAGAAATGTAAATTTATATTTAACTAATAACACGGCTTTTCATATGACAAATAGTTATATAAGTAAATTTAATTTGGTCAATCAATCATATAAAGTAAATTTAGAAAGATTTTATCAAGTATCATCCACTTGGTATGATAAAAGTAATAATACAGTATATAAAGAATTTATAAAAGAACTTAAAACTGAGCATGAGGAATTAAAAGACTTAACTGATAGAAATTCAAAAATATATGAAGAGAATGTAAATGATGAATACTTTACTGGTAAAATTGACACTGATAATAATGTTCACAAATATTATTCATTAGCTAAAGTTGCAAACAAATTTCATTTAGATGGTATGGAAAAAATGAAAATGATAGTAACATTAAATCAAGTTAATTTTTCTATTAAAAGATTTCAAAACATTAAAGTTGAAATATATAATCCAGATGATTTATTTTCACAGGCTGCAAATACTAAATCATCTATAAATAATATAAACACTAGATTATCTGGTTACTGGTTTGTAACTGGAATAAATTATTTATACAAAAGAAGCGGTGGTGTCGAACAAGAAATAACACTTCAAAGAAGAGAATTAAGTGTTAATTATGGTGCTGGAAATGACGAAAAGAGCGGTTTCAGAACATTAGTAAAATAATAAAAAAATATGGGACTAAGTTACAAAAATATTCTAAATGGTGAACAATTATCAAGTTCTTTAGGTTCTGGTGATTTTTCAAAAAGTTCATTAATTGGTTCTTTTAAAAAGAAAGCGACAAACTCTGCCAGATATATTAAAGGATATGCTCAAGATAGTGCTATTGAAGCATTAGCAAACTCTTTAAATATTAATAAAGGATTGGTCAAACAAGCCTTTGGTATTGAAGATAAGAAATTAGATGATTATGATCCTTATCACACATCAGATTCTAAACCTGAGCAACTTTGGTATTATGATGACGGCACTCAAATGAAAGCAAATATGATTCAAGAATATGATGAAGATACAAACACTTTTAAAAAAGGATTGTATTCACAAGCAGGATTTAGAGGAAATGATTTTTGGTATGAAGATCCATTTATTCCAGCATTTGAATTATTCTTTGATGAAAATTCTCCATTTTTTTCAACTTCTGATTCTAAAAATAGTTTAATGTATTTTATTAATCACTATGGAAAAGAAATAGATTCAATAGGATATGAAAATAGGGGAAATCTTTGGACAGAATTTAGAAATGTTTTTTTCAAAATATTTGAAAAAGATTTAAATGAAAACAAAAATAGGAATTTTTTTAACAAAGCATATTATATTACAAAAATTAAAGGGTTAGAAAAGTTAAACAATAAATTCATTAATTATAATACTAAAGATGAAGCTGATAAAATCACAATAACTCTAAACGAAGATGTATCAATGATAGCTTGGTATTTATCAGAATTATATAATAATATTATTTATAGTTATAAAAATCAAAGACATATGTTTCCAGAAAATTTGATAAGATTTGATATGACAATCAAAATAAATGATATTAGAAATTTTACTATTCCAGAAAAAAATAATAGCAACTTTGATCCACAAAATCAAATAAAAAATACAATATCGCCAAAATCTCAAATTGTATATACCCTACATGATTGTAATTTTAATTTTGAACAAAGTAGAAATTATGAAGATGAAATGGTAATAGGTGGGTATGGTGGTACTATACCAAATACACCACAAACTTTATCTTTTGACATTTATTATAAGTCTGTAACTCGTTGGAGTGAATTTCCACTCTTATATCCATCTAATAATGGAAATGCTATGACACAAATAAATCCTTGGTCAGATGATTTTTATAGTAACACTAAACAAGAATATTATAATGACTTAGATAGAATAAATTCTACACCACCACAAAAGAAAGGATTTACAAATCAATTATTAGGTAAAGCTGCACAAACAGTTGCCAATAATAGTCTTAACTATTTAGATAGTCTTGAAGCAAAATTGAGAGATGTTAGAGGAAATACTGTAAATAACCTTTTAACACAATTTAGAAATTCAACAGGTTTAAATAAAATAGAACCAGATAATGTATATAATCCAGATTTTAATGATCGTACAAGTCTGAAAAACTTTGGGAAAACTGTTGGTTCTGGATTATTAACTGATTTAGAAAATGCAACAAGAAACGCTGCTAATTTTTAAAAATAAAATAAAATAAATGCAACTAGAAAGAGATTTTTACGTTGGTATAGTTGAAGATAACAAAGATCCAAATAGAAAAGGTAGAATTAAAGTAAGGGTACAAACTCTATATCACAATATAGCATTAGAAGATATTCCATATGCATATCCTTGGGGTGGAATTGCTGGAAAAGATTTTCAAGTTCCAGCAATCGGGAAATTAGTAAATGTGCTTTTTTTATCTGATGATTTATATTCTCCATATTACATATATTCTGAAAATTATAATGTGAATCTTCAAAATAAACTTAAAAGTTTAAGTGATGAAGAATATGTTGATTTTACTTCATTATTATTTGATGAATCAACACAAATATTTATAAAAGGTAAAGAATTTACAATTGACCAATTACTTAATAAAATTACAATTAATAATACTTCTATTAATATTGAATTAAAAGATGAATCACAAAAATTAAATTTAGGCTCAAGAGGAAAAGATTCTAATCGTCCAAATCAAGACGCAGTATTAGGAACAAGATTTTTTGAATGGATGGATAAATTTGTGGCAGAATTGGGTAGAAATGGATCATTAATTGATAGCGCACTAGGTAGTATTATAAAACCAAGACTTAGTATGTTATGCAAAGAATATACATCTTTAAGACCAGATTTCGTATCTAATAGTGTAAAAATTGTAGATAATGGTAATGTTAAAGTACTTACTAGAACACCTGATGTAATAAACAATAAAAATGATATAGATTTAACAATACCACCTGATATAAACGAAGCAAATAGAATGCAATTAGAAAAATCTATAAAATCACAAAATGATAAAGCCTGTGAAACATTAAAAAATGCATCACCTTCAGATAAAATACAATTAAACGATACAGATCCAAACGCAATAAATAGAATATCCAATAAAGAATCAAAAAATAAAATTAAAGATTTACATCCTGATATACAGCCATATGTAATTGCATTTGTAAATAAATGTCAAGGTGCTGGAATAAAATTAATAATTACCAGTGGATACAGATCAATAGAAAATCAAAAGAATTTACAAAGCACGGGAAATGCTGCAAGACCAGGCTTTAGTTATCATAATTATGGATTGGCGATAGACGTAAAACCTGAAAATGGAGATTGGGACACAGTTGGATCAATTGGAGAATCATTGGGATTTAGATGGGGCAAACATTTCAGAAGTCCAAAAAGTGAAAGATGGCATTTTGATATGGGATTTGGATTTACTACAGCTCAATTAAAAGCCAAATACGAACAAGGCGATGTATCTAATGGATATGTTAATTTATATTCTACACAAAATTTAGCAAGTAATCAGCAACTTAATGGTCAAGATTATTCAATAAAACAAACAGGTTCAATTAATACACCATGTGAAGGAATAAATAAAGCAGATCAAAAAAATAAAAGTGATGAAAGTGAAACACCATTAGATAATAAAGGAAATCCAGATAAAAAAGAAGAAGAAATGTCAGCTTATCTTGGAAATCTTTCTTGTGTAGAATTAGCGACAAAAACATTATTAGATAGAATCTCAACTGGTGAAGGCGCAACCTTTACTCTTGCAAAAAAATATGGATTTAATAGTGCGTATGATATAACATATGCTTATGGTAAATATACACCAGAATATATAGGCAGTAGAAAAATTAATCCAATAACAGATTTAAATTTGGGAGAATTAAAACAAGTTCAATATGTTATGCTTAAAAATGGCGCAAAATCTACACCTATGGGAAAATATCAAATTATATTAACAAGTATACCAGATATTCAAAAGGCTCTTAATTTAGGGGATGACGTTAAATTTTCTCCTGAAGTACAAGATAAAATGGCGATTCAATTATTGAAACAAAAAAGAGGTTACGATAAATGGCTAAATGGAAAAATATCTGATGATGAGTTTCAAGAAAATTTAGCTAAAGAATGGGCATCTATTGCATCACCAAAAACTGGAAGGTCTTATTATAATCAACACGTTGGAACCTCAGATGATGTTATGAAAGAAACATTAGCAGAAGTAAAAAAACAGCTAACTCAATGTAGTTAAAAACTTTTTTATAAACTTTTAATATAACATAAAAAATCATTATAAACTTTGTTTAAAAATAAAAACATTTTAATCATAGGTGATGTTATGTTAGATTCATATCTATTTGGTAATGTAGAAAGAATATCACCAGAAGCACCAGTTCCAATTATAGATATTACAAATAAGGAAAATAAATTAGGTGGTGCAGCTAACGTAGCAGCAAATATAAAAAACTTAGGTGGAACACCAATTTTATGTTCAGTCATCGGCAAAGATAATAGTGGTGAATTATTTTTAGATTTATTGAAAAATATGAATATATCATTTGATTATATTTATCAAACAGAGAATAGAATAACAACAAATAAAACTAGAGTAATTGGTAATAATCATCAAATGTTAAGGATTGATGAAGAAATTAAATCTGAATTAAATAAAGATGATCAAGAAAATTTTTCAACATTAATAAATAAAGCACTTAGTCAAAAAATTGATTGTATATTATTTCAAGATTATGATAAAGGCGTTATAAATGAGAACATTATAAACAAAATAACAATTAATGCTGGTTTCTTAAAAATTCCAATTCTTGTAGATCCAAAGAAAAACAACTTTTCTTTTTATAAAAATGTGAATTTATTTAAACCAAATCTAAAAGAACTTAGAGAAGGGTTAAATCTAATAGAATCTGATAAACAGAGTTTATTAGAAAATGGATCAAAAATATTACATGAAAGAGGAATAGAAATTGTATTTATAACTCTTTCAGAAAATGGAATTTTTGTGTCTTATAAAAAAGATAATGAAATAATTAATAAGATAATACCTGGAACAGCAAGACAAGTTGTTGATGTATCAGGCGCAGGCGACACTGTAATTTCTGTTGTTTCTATGTTATTAAATGATATTGAAATTGAAGAAATTGTAAAAATTTCAAATTTAGCTGGTAGAATAGTATGTGAAGAAGTTGGTGTTGTGACAATTAATAAAGAAAAATTATTAAAAGAGTATTATGATAAATCATGAAAGAGGTGGAAAAATATCGTCTACAACAGAAGACGAATATGATGACAGTAACAATCCAATAGAGGATATTATTGAAAGACTAAATCATTGTAGAGTAGATTATTATAAACTTTATAAAAAAGATTATAAAGTTGCATCAATTAGATTAAGACAAAATTTAGAAATAATTATACAGACTGCAAAGCAATTAAAAAGAGATGCACTTTCTCATAGAAAATCAATAGAAGAAAGAGAAGAAGCCGCAAAAAAAGAAGCAGAAAATGAAGGATATATTTAATTTTTAATTGACAAATATTTATCATATTTCCTTTTTAATCCTATTTTATCCAAATCAAAACCATTATAAATATAATTTCCAATTTTTATTATACGATTAATACCAATAACTTCAATTAATGAAGAATGTGAAATATTTCCAGTTTTATTTTTATGTTCTTTTTTTCTTATTTTATATTCAATATTTAATGAATTAAATAAATCTTCCAAATATTTCCAATCTTGTTCTATTGAACTTGTTACAGAAAACAATTTAAGACCTTTGCCATTATAAAAACAGCCATCGCCATCTATAATTCCTCTAAAAAAATACATTTTTAATTTTGATGGTATTCTATCTAAAATTTTATCAGGACTGGCAAACGATTTTTTATTAAAATCAACCGAATATAAATAATCTAATAATGGCCTGTTAGAGGTTTTTAAAATTGCGCTTTCTTTTTTATTTTTCCTTTTTCTATTATAATATCCCCACTTTCCAACTTTATCAAAAATGTATCTAATTTCGTCTAAATCTTTTTTTATAATCTCAACTCTAATATCATTGTGATATTTATTTTTATGACAATCACCATCAGTCCAAATTAAACCTAAAATATACGCAATTTCTGGAGTATTTATATTTTTAAATTGTTCATATCCGACATTATATGAATCATTATCTATTTTATTATACCAACCTAAAGAATTATTTCTTTTAATTTCACTTTTAATATCATCATTTAGATATATATTAAGTCTTTTTGTTTTTGCTAAAATAGAATTTTTTGTTTTATTAAGTTCTAAAGAACAATAAGAACCACCAAATTTTGGATAATTTATTTTTAAAAATTCTATTTCTTCTTCTGTGTAATGTTTCATAAAATGACTTTTTGTTTTTATACTATATATTAAAAACAAAAAGTCATTTTTGTCTATTTTTAAATATTTATTGTATAACTATCAAGTTTATTAAATAAACAATCACAAAAAGTGATAGAAGAACTATCATCCTCTTCTTTCCAAGTTTCTATCTCATAAAATTTATTATGACCCGTTATTTGATGATAATTATCTAAATTATCAGCAACAAGCTCTCTATGATCACACCAAAGAGGTCCACCATATAATTTAGGTCCATTTCTATAATAAGAAACTTCACTCAAAGCATATCTTCCAATTAGTTCTTGACCAGCCTTATCTATTATTTCACCAATATTACTTTTGTCAGGTTTTAGTCCAATTTTAGTTAAATAATCAAGATGCTCTTTAACCCAAGAATTGGTCAAACCACCGTGAAGAAATAAATAATTTTTTCTTTGATAAGCAAATTGAAAAAGATTTTTATTATCTCTAAATATTTCTCTAATTTCTGGTAAATATTTTTTAGACATTGCATTTGTTGCACCAAAAGGATAGTATAAATATTGAAAATCATGATTACCAATTAACAAAGTAACCTTATTTGAATTTCCTTTTTTAAAATCTAATAATTGATAAAAATTTTCTACACTCTCTTCTTCAGAAATTTCTTCAATATCATAGGCATCAAGATAATCACCTAAAAAAACAAAATGAGAACTTGGATTGTCTGTAACTATATCCTTCCAAGTTTCTCTACCATGTATATCCCCTATCGCTGTTATTTTCATACTTTATTTAAACATTTGTTGTAAAAGTATATATAAAAATTAAAAATAAAAAATTTTATTAATCAATCCAATGTTTTTGTTGATTTTAAGTCATTATAATATTTATCACTAAAAATATCTTTACCTTCCAATAAATAATTTAAATAACTTTTATCAGGCTTAATATTTTCTCTAATCATATCAGGATTAGCAACATAAACAATAGCATTAATTATTTTACCATCACAAATAACATCTACATTTTTTCTACAATAATGACTTGGTTTAGAATTTGCGCCCTCAAATTTATCAATTATATTAATATCAGAGTCACTTAATTCATATATTGCACCTTCAACAACATCTCCATTAGATTCTACAACATTTGCAAATCCCAAATAACAATTTTTTTTAGAAACCTTATTAAATAGTAATTTATAATTTTCTAATATTGCAAATTTTCTACTTATAAAATTTACATTTCTTTCGTTTAACATTCTAAATGAAGAAATGTTAGAGCCATACGCAAAGTAATTTATCATAATTCATTATTATTTTTTCTATGATTACCATTTGGATTTTTAAATTTCCATTTATAATCACCAGCTTTATTAACCACACCTCTACAACATTTACCTATACTGGATTTATTTATCTTATTATCTATTGACGCTAACAATATTGAATCATATTCTCTTATAAAATAATCTTCTAAATTATATTGATAGACTGGTTTAATTTGTGGAGTTTTATTTGATTCTGAAAGTCTTTTTTTATGATCGTCACTAAAATGCTTACCATAATTAAAATTCTTATCACCTTTTAACGAATTTGATATTTTTTCTTTAGTTTCATTTGATGGTGATACACCTTTATTGGATGGTGATTTTCCGAGTTTAGCCAATCTCTGTTTTAATCTTGTTTCTTCTGTAATTTTAAAATTTAACTTTCCTTCTCCGCCATTTGTTAAATTTACTAAAGGACCATTTTGTAAATCACATCTACCAATCTTTGAAATAATTTCAATCTCTAACTTGATAGCATTTTCAAAATTTAGATTTTCATACAATTTCATTATCTTAGGATAAAATCCATCCTTAATTATTTTATTAACTTTATGAACTTTGTATTTAGAGCCATTTTTTAATCCAGTTGAACATCTATATTTTTTACCTTGACCAATATAGAATGGCTCATATTCAAATTCTAAATCATCATAAATATATTTACCAGGCTTTCTTGTATCTAAATAAGCATAAACATAATGAATCATAGTATAATTTCTTTTTTTAATAACCCACATTCCTTAATATCTTTATATATTAAATACTCAACATACTTTGATTTATTTTCAAAATTTGTTAAAAATTCATAAATATCAGGATCAACAGTAATGGCAACTTTCTTCTTTGTCTTTTTTATTTTTGGCATTTTTATTTCTTTTTTATAGTATATATAAATAAAATAAAGTCGTATTTTTCTATTTTTAAACAAATATTAAAATATTTTATATAAAAATAAAAAACTATGGGAAGACCTAAAATTGAGAACCATAAAAAGGCAATTTCTTTATCTATCAATAAAGAATTAGATGAAATTTTAGATAAATTATTAGAAGAAAAAGGTGTTTCAAAATCAAAATATATTGAACACTTAATAAGGAAAGAAAAAGATAAAAAATGAATTATGTTGAAGGCATAACAGAAATTATTCATTATGATCATTGCTTATCTCAAAAAGAAATACTTGACATATACAAAAAACAATGTATTGAAATACAAAAAAAAGAGAGAAGAGAAAAATTGAAAAAAATCAATGAACATTCAGAAATTTGATAAAGTTTTATGTGTAAAAAGAGGTCAATTAAGTTTAACTGTTGGTAAATGGTATAATCTTGTACGAATGTCTAATATACCATATGATTTTTACATATATGATGATTGGAATATTAGATGTTATTTATCTAAAGATGAAATAAATAATAATGGAAATACAAATATCGCAAATGGCTCTTTATATAAAAATTATTTTATTACGGAAAAACAAGAAAGAGTGGAAAAATTAAAAAAATTAAACGAAATATGTCAAAAATATTCATCATAAGCAATACAAACTTAAACCTATCAAAAAATCTTTCTTCAAAAGAATGGTTGAAAAACATGGACTACTATTTCTACAACGAATTTGTGCCTTATTTGACTAATAACGCTCAACCAAATGATATATTAATTCATTTAGGTAATCTACTATGCAAAACAAAAACAATTGATTTAACAGTCTTAAAATTCATTCAAGACTTATTTGAAAAGATATCAAAAATACTTCCAGTATATATTATAGAAGGAGAAAATGACACTCTATCATTAAATATCCTTAAAAATATAGACAATATTGAAATTATAAAAGAACCTAAAAGAATAGAAATTTTATTGGATGAAAGTTTTGTTGCACTTCCAAGAAATACACAAATTGAGGATCTTGATAAATTTGAATCTGACTATTGTTTCTTTAACTTTGATTATGTAAACTCACCAAAAAGAGACATTATAGTAAACAAGCTAAAAATGTACAAAAAATGTTATAATGGATTCTATGATAAAAACGGTGTAACTGCAAATATCAAAAATTTAGCTGGTCCATACAACACTGAAGGTGATGATAAAAAAGGATTTATTATTCTAGATGTTTATGAGAATAAAGATAAATTTGTTCAAAATAAACTAAGTCCGAACTTCAAAAAGATAAACATTGAAACAGAGTCAGACCTAAATATTCCTGTTGAAACATTTATCAATAATTACATTAGTTTGAATATAAATAAAAAACTATTAGTTGACAACAAATTAAAAATAGAAATGCTAATATCTGAACATGATATTGCTAATGTGAGTTATATTGATAATGAAATATTAAAAGATAAAGAAGACATTCTAGACTTAAATGAATCTTCACTATCATTAAATGAAATGGTAATTGATTATATAAACCATTCACCATCTGAAAATAAGACACGAATTTTACAAGAATTTAAAAATATTGTGGAATTAAACAAGAAATAATTATTAATTATAATTAATCAATTTAGCATTTAATACAATTTTCCTTCTATTTACATATGTGGTATCCATTTTTGATGTCATACTTGCCATATAAATATCTTTTCTAACTACAGTACTATCAGAAGTTATTTTAATTTGTATTGGTGCTTCTACAATTGTCACAAAAATATTAGCATATGCTGTACTTTGAGAGAAGCAATTAATGTTAGCAACAAAAATAAGAAACATAAATAAAAATTCTTTCATAATAGATATATAATATTATTATATCTATTTTCGTGTGATTAAACTAATATATCTTTGTAGTCATGCGTCTAATTCTTTTGTAGTTAAAAGTCCTACAAAATTAAAAAAACCTTTTCTAAAAAAAAGAACTGAAATTTTCAGTTCTTTTTTTTAGAAATTAGATTATTTTGTAAATTGAAATCCTATTTTTTGTGTATTTACATCATTATCTACCAATTGTTTACCACTATTTTTTTCCTCATAAATTTCAGCTAGAGATTTAGGCTCAGTATATTCTTTATTCTGACCAATATGTTTAGATAGTTTAGTTGCTTGTTTTGCAGTAAGTTTCTTAAATTTATAATCAACCATCAATCTACCTTTTCGTAATAAAGCATCATCAATTACATTCTTTTTGCCAGTATTAAATGTTGCAATTATTTGCATATCCATATGATCATTCAATAATCCGTCACTAATATTTAATATATTTGTGACAGCTTGTGTTCTTTCATCTTGTGGTGCAGTTAAAATACTCTCAGCATCTTCTAATAAGAGAACAGAATTTCTAAATTTAGAAATAAATGAAATTAATTCTGGATTAGCAATATCAGCCATAAAATATGATGGAACATAAATAATAGTTTTATCTTCAGCTAATTCAGAAACCAATTTTCTAATTAATGTGGTATTATGGCTTAAAATTCCATTGGTGTAATATTTAAAATTATCACCACCAAGTTCAAAATCATACATTTCTTTTTCATAACCACAATTTATAACATCCAAAACTTCCTCTACACCATCAACAGTTTTTATTTTATTACCTTTAATCAAATCTTTAACAAAAATTTCTTCACCAGTTTCTAAAAAAACAATATGAAAATCTGCACATTTTAACTCTTTACTTTCAAGAACTAAATTATACATATCATAAGGTATAGTTTTATGTAATGCTATAACATCTTTAAATCCATCTTCTGTTAATATTTCATAATTTGAAATATTTTTCGAACTTATAAATTTTTTATCCATTCTACACATTTATTTTTTATTTTTTCTTTATCTTTTTTATAATCATTTTCCCATATTATTAATATATCATATCCTTGATTTTTAATTAAGTTTATTCTATCAGAATCTTTTTTCCAAGCATCTTCAGCAGAAAAATGTTTATATTTACTACCAATTATTTTATCTTTATTATACACCTCTGGATTACCATGAAAATAATCACCATAAAATTCTATAATTTTATTTTCACACATAAAGTCAGCATAGAAGCAAAAATATTTTTCATCAGCATAAAATTGTATTATTTTTTCATTTTTACCGTAAAAACAATCTAAATCTATATTTTTTTCTATTTCTAAAAACAATTCTAATGATATTTTTGAATATTTATTAAATCCTCTGTTTTTTAATACAATTTTTGTTTTATTTATTCTCTTATTATAAAAATCTAAACCATAATTTTCTATCAAACCTTCTTTACTACTTCCAAATTTTTTTAATTCAACACTCTTATTAAACATCTCTAGACCATGCTTTTCAATAAACTTTTCTTTGGATAGACCACGTTTTTTATTAAGTTCAATTTTATCATTATTTTTATTTAAAGTCTCTTGCCATTTTTCTTGCCTATTTCTAAATATTTTTTGTCCTTCTATTTCTCCATATTTAAATATACATTTATCTAATGTAAATGTAGTTTGTCTCTCTTTTAATTTTATTTTAGATTCTTCAAGAGAATAACCTTTACTTATCCAATAATCTATTCTAGTTGTTTGAGGCTTTGTTTTATGATTAACCTTTGACGCATTATTTTTTTGTATCTCACTTATTTTTTCTTTAGATTCAATCTCAGTAAATCCTTTCCTTAACCAAAATTCAACACGAAATCTATTATTTTTCTCTTTTATTTCTTTTATTTTTTCCTTAGCATCATTTTCACTCAAACCTTTTTTTATCCAATGTTCAATATCATAAAAACTCATAATTAATTATTCTTTTGTTCTATATATAAAAATATTATGAGTGGAACAGGCAAAACATCATATTATTTTTTCAAAATCTGAAATATTTATATTTTCTATTTCGCCAGTAGTTTTATTTCGTAACGTAACAATAGTAGATTCGTCCACACATTTCCCACAACCAGTTTCTCCATGAAATAAAAATAATCCATGTTTGAAATTTCTCAATTTATTAACTATATCAGCATATTTTTCAACAAATGACTCACCATAATTCAAATCTAATTGTACGTCAAATTCTTTAATATTTGCTGCTCTTAATTCATAACCCATTGAAGATGAAGAAATAATGAAAAATGTTTTATTAACTGCAGGTTGATACATAATTTTCTTAACATCTTCAACAAATTTTTCAACATGATCAATTGCATCAAAGTCAAAATGAATCATTAACTCTGAAATTTTATTTTTTTGTTCAATTTCAGTTTCGTATATTTTATCATCTACAACTTTTTCTTCATCATAAAATTGAAATATCATTTTAAATGGCTTATCAACTTTAACAATATATTTGTAGCTTTTTTCCATTCTATTTTTAACATCTGAGCGAAGATCACAATATACTATAGTGTTTTCAGGCTTTATAACATAATTGTCTTTCAAATATTTCCAAAAATCGACGGAGAATATTTGATCATTTAATACGTATCTATTTACAATTTTACCAAACTCAGAAAAAGCATATATATCTTCTCTTCTATCTAATGTTTGATCAGAAATTACAAATGGTGTTTTTAGTGTTTTGTCAGTCATTATTTTATATTGTTTTTATATCTTTCTTCAATGAAAGAGTAATCTACTATTCTTTTTTCAATATCAGAAAAAGAATTCATTTGTGTAGTCATCATAGGATTAACCATAAGACAAACACCTTTTGTTTGAATATTTTTGGCTAAATAAACATCAAGTATATCATCAAAAGTTCTTATAGATTTAATTCCTTCATACTTATTTATAAAAGAATCATATACAAGGCTACTATATGCCATAGAATGAACTGCAAATGCGTTTCTTAATGCTATTAAATTTGGCTTAAATTTAATTAGTTTTTCATGTGTATTTGCGCCTAAATAAAATAGGTGCCAATTTATTCCTTTTGCTTGATCAATAGATGTCTGTAGTACCTTTTGAGGATCATCAACAATAAATTCAAAATCATCTTCAAAAACTAAGACATTTTTTAATTTTTTTTGTTTTGCCATTTTTACAATAGCCAGGTTTGATTTTATAACACCAACTCTACCATCGTCTTCCCTAATTGCAGAAAATCTTTGAACTTTATCTAAAATTCCAGCTTTCTTAAATTCCTCTTGTGCGTGTTGCCAACGATCTGTTCTGGAATCCAGATTAATAACCCAAATTTCCTCAAAATAATCAAACGGATTTTTCATTTTTTAATTATTATTTTTTATTCTGATAAAATTGCATTTTAATAAATTTTCTATTTCCATCTGTCGTATTATATCTTTTGGTGATAATACTCCTTTTTTAAAGTGATATTTTTCGTCAAATTCATATACAATATTATTAACTTTATCATAACCATCCAACCAATATCCTAATTCCTTAATAAAAAATTCACCATCATTCATAGCGTGTTGAATATATGAATTATTATCTTTCATAATATTATCAAATATGGCACAAGCAGATTTATTAAAATTTGGAGTTATTTGTATATTGGATTCAAATCTACTTTTCAAAATATCAATATATTTTAACCTATTTTTTATATTAGCACAATGAGGACAGCCAGAACCATTTTTATGACTATTTGGGGTCTGCTCGAATATACCATGAACCTCGCAGATAATTTTAATTTTTATATCACCATTCACATAATCTACCAAAGAATAATCATATTTATCACCATGTACATTATTAAAATTATCAAAAATTTCTAATATATCTAAAGTATTAAAATTATTAATATAAATATGAAAACATTTAAAACAACCTGATCCAGATAAATGATTATTTGGAATTTGTTCAAAAACACCATGATCAGGACAAATAATTTTAATTTTTTTATAATTGTTTTCATAATTAACCAGACTATAATCATATTTATTATTATGCCTTTTGTTTGATTCTTTTATAAATTGATCTTTCGATTTAGTTCTATTTTTTTTAGAATTATCCACTGAGCATTTTTTGCAACCAGAGCCGAATAAATGTTTTGATGTAGATTGCTCAAATTCACCATGAATAGGACATATAATTTTTATTTTACTTTTATTATTAACATAGTAAGTCAAAGAATAATCATATTTATTGTTGTGTACTACATTAAATTTACTTATTAACTCAAATATATTATTTTTTCTACTATTTATTCCACATTTTATGCATCCAGATCCTTTAAGGTGAACATCCAATCTCTGTTCAAATTCACCATGAATAGGACATATAATTTTTATTTTATTCATTTTACCAGAATCCTCAACTTTGGCATAATCATAATAAAAATTATGAATCTTATTTGATAAATCTATTATACTCTTCTTATCCATTATTATATATATCAAATAATTTTTTGATTGTTTAAATTAATATATAAGTAATATGATAAAAAACTTCTTAGAATATATCAAAGAATCTATGACTACAGACGTTGATGGATTATTATCAAGTATCAATGATAAAAAAGGTGATTTTTTCACAATACATTTATCAAATGATGAATATATGCACAAGCCAATTGAACTTCTATATGATGATGCAAATTTCAATAAGCAATTATTTAAAGATCATCTTAAAAAAGGTGAAATGGAAACTACTATGGATATTGAAAATTTCTTAAGAAAGAATATAGATATGAAATTCTTCTTTCTATATGATAGGAATGAGTCAATTTTAGATAATCCAAATTTTTTGATTCTACAATATTATAAAGATAATAAATGGTATCCAATTGAAATTTATACAATTAAAGGTGAAGTTGAAGATTTTTATAAAAAATTAACAGCAAAAACTATTGAATTAACATCTAATGGAAATACATATACTTATGAAACATCAAATTCTGGAAACAATTGGTTATTAAAAGATAAAGATAAAAAAACAGATAAATTTAAAGAAAATTTAAACACTGATAGTATCAAAGAATTAATACGATCAGGTGCTAAATTAAAAATAATTGAATAAAAAATATTAATATATAGAATAATAAAAAAATAAAAAAAAATTTAATATATACAATATTAAAAAAAATAAAATATATAATTATGAAGCACTTAAAAACATTTGAAGACCACGCAATAGAAGAAACTAATGAATTCTGGGGTGGTGCTCGTAAACTTGGTGGAGACATTAGAAATTTTGCAACAGGTCATAGATCAGGAGAAGATAAAGAATCAAAAAAAGCAAAAATAGAAGCTGATATTGAAGAATATTTAGCAAAAGCATCTGAAGCTGGATGGACACCTGAAAGAATTGAAAAGAAAAGAATGCTTATGTTAAAAGCCGCTGCAGACAATAATTGGAGAGGTTATATTAAAGCTGGACAATATAGGCCATTGTGGACTGATCTTGAAGCAATGGGTGCAGCTGCATCTGGCGCACACACTGGATATAGTCAAAGAAGACCAGAATAATTCATAAAACAAAATCCTGATTTATCAGGATTTTATTTTTTTAAATAGAATAGATATTCTATAACAAATTCCGATTTATTATTTCTTTTCTTATCTGCTTTATATGTTTTATAATCTTTTTCAAAAATTATTAGTCTACCGTATTTACCTAACATATCTTTAAAGTAATCAAGAGATAAAATACCCTCATTATTATATGAAATAAAAATATGTTCAAAATCTGAATTTTTTATTAAATCTTCAAATGTAGTTTTCACTTTTCTTTTATAGCTATAATCAGATTTATTATAATCCATTAATCCAACAACTCCACCTGGCTCAACACTAAAATCATATTTTGCAATTGCATTTAAAATATGATAATTAGAACCATATTGTCTATGATTGTAAGGTGTATCAATATATAAAATATCACCTTTTATTTTTTTAACTAATTCATTAGAATCTTCATTATAACAAATATTAATCTGATCATCAATAATATCATTTTCAATATCTCTTAAAATAATAGGTTTACTGGCAGATTTTTTTATTTGTTTTAAATATGCGCCATAAACTGAAGTCGTATTTGCGACCTTATCAGCGGCTTCAAGTAATAATGTTAATAAATAGTAATAACAATCTTTATCACAACACTCTTCAATTTTCTGTCTAATTGCATCTATTTTTTTACCATTTTCTTCTGAGAAATATAATCTTTTAGATGAGCCATTTTCTGAATAGTAATTAAAAATATCACCTTCTATTCCATCTAATGAATTTAATATTTCTATTTCTTTACCACAATCAATATTTTTATTGCTTAAATATTTTTTTGCTATTACATAACTATAATATTCAATATCATTTGATATGACTTGCTTTACTTTATCTTTAAAATTAGAACCAACTATATTTGTGCCAGCAAATAAATCACAAAAAACCTTATTAGACAAGTCACCGACTGTCAATATTATATTTTCTTCTATAAACTTTAATAACGAATACTTAGAACCAATATAATTTATATTTTGTCTCAAAATCTATTTAGTTTTTTTTATATATAGAAAAAAATAAAGATCCTCACAATGGTTGTTTATAAGAAAATATTTGAATATTTAGAAAATAAAGAAAAGGCACAATATCATAAATTGATTGATTATACTAAAATATCAGACAATTTAAGTAACGATAAAATTAAAGAATTGTGTAAAGAAGCAGAAGAAAATGGATTTTATTCTATTTGTATTTTACCAGAATTTATAGCAACTGCGAATTCTTTTCTAAAGAATGAAATTAAAATTTCAGCATTAATTGGATTTCCAAAAGGTGATGAAGATATAAAGAGAAAAATTGATGAAATTGATAATGCGATTGTCAACGGTGCATCAGAAATCGATGTTGTTGTTAATTATAAATTAATTAAACAAGAAGAAGAACACGAAAAATTAAAAGAGGAAATAGGAAAATTATCAGAATATTGTCATCGTGAAGGTGTTACAATTAAAGTAATTATTGAAATAGGTGCTCTAAATTATCAAGAAATTGAAGCAATTTGTAATATGTGTATTGACACTAGTGTGGATTTTGTAATGACATCAACTGGAAAATTACCAAAAGATGATTCTTTCCAAACTAAAGTAGATAAAGTTAAATTTATGAGAAAAATATTACCAGAAGAAATGAAAATAAAGTTTTCTGGTGGGGTTCGAAGTTTATCACAGATAAAAGAACTTTCTGGTATAGTTGATAGAATAGGAACCAGTGCTTTAATTAATTGATATTCAATAATTTAATGATAACAACTTATGAACTACTATTACATTTCTGTAATAGTTTCAGGAAACAAGTTCCTTCTTTTTAAGCGTTTCGTTGCTTGCGCCAGTCGAAACTGGTCTTATTTTTGCTCCACGCTCATAATCAGACGTTCCATCTGATATATTTTTACGATATCCTTCGTTAAGAATATTTATTGCAGCATTTATATCTCTATCATGAACAGAACCACACTTACAAGCCCAAGTTCTATCTTTTAAAGTTAAATTATTGTTAATCCAACCACATTTAGAACAGGCTTTGGATGAAGGAAAAAATCTATCAATATGAATAACTTGTTTATCGTTCCATACTGCTTTGTATTCTATTATATTAATAAATATACCCCAACTAACATCACTAATTGCTTTTGATAGTTTATGATTTTTCATCATTCCTTTAATATTTAAGTCTTCCAAATAAATTATATCAAAATCACGAATTAGTTTATTAGTTGTTTTGTGAATTAAATCCATTCTAGAATTAGTTATTTTTTCATGAATTCTAGCAACTTTTAATCTTTGTTTTTCATAACGATTTGATCCTTTTGTTTTCCTTGATAGATGCTTTTGATTTAATGTTAATATTCCTTCGTAATGTTTCAGAAATCTGTGATTCTTGATTTTCGTTCCATCAGATAACACTAAAAAGTCTTTTATTCCTAAATCTATGCCTACTGATTTATTTGTTTTTTGAATTGGTTTATATTCTTGTTCTGTTAAAATTGAAACAAAATATTTTCCAGTAGTAGTTTTGCTTACAACACAATGTTTAATTGTTCCTTTAATTTTTCTTTCCATTATCATTTCAATTCCTTCATTAAATTTTCTAATTAATAATTTATTATTTTTAACTCTAACGTATTGTGGAGAAGTAAATGAATTTTTATTTTTCTTTGATTTAAATTTTGGGAATTGAGTTCTTTTGTTAAAAAAATTTTGATATGCTTGGTCTAAACATTTAAGAGAATACTGTAACGTCTGACTATTTATTTCACTGAGCCAATTTGTCTCTTCATCTTTCTTTAATTGAGTTAGAAAACTTGATTGTTGATTATAAGTTATTGATTTTTTATTATTTAAGTATTCTTCTTTTCTTTGATTCAAAAAATAATTATATACGTATCTAACAGAGCCAAAATGCTTATTTAATAGAATTTCCTGTTCTTGTGTTGGTTCTAACCTAAATTTATATGTATATTTAATTATCTTCAATTTATTATACTATTTTTTTATTATTGTATAATGTATATATAAATAAAATAAAGTCATATTTTTCTATTTTTATAATTATTTTCTTATATATAAGAAAATAATTATTTATTTAAAAAAATCTTTATATCTTTATATGATAATAAAATTTAAACAATATAACAAATTTCTAATGAAAGAAAATCTCTCAAATTTTGACCTAACCAAATTGGTCACTATTACTGGCATCAATAAGGATGAAAATGGAAACTGGCTTTATACTACAGCAGATGGTAGAACACTTTTTTTACCAAAAGAAGATGCTGGTAAAATAACACTAATTGATGACAAATTCGCAAATTTTGTCAATTCTGGTGGTCACCAACAATCAGTCACAAAATATTTTGAATTAGATGGTGATAGAATAATTTATGCTGCTAATTTTGCTGCTGATGCCATTCCATTTAGAGATGGTCGTGTTTATCTAATTGAAAGATCAGATGGTCGTGGTTGGGCTATTCCTGGTGGTTTTATTGATGCTGGTGAAACTCCAGAACACGCGGCTAAAAGAGAATTGCAAGAAGAAACATTAGCAAAATTAGATGATATAAAAAGAATAGAGCCACTTGGAGTATTCAAAACTAATGATCCAAGAGAAATAAATTTCTTTGCTTATCCATTTATTTTTCATATGAATAATTCAGCAGAACTAAAATTTGGGGACGATGCTAAAAATGGAAAATGGGTTCTATTAAACAGAGCAGTCAAAATGGATTTAGCCTTCACACACCACAATGAATTTTTGAAAAAGATTTACTATTAATACATAATATTATGCTTTGGGAAAAAGAAAAAAAGAAAATCACAGATGAATGGTTAAATTCTTCTTCCGATGATGAAATAAACAGAATTATTATTGGATTAAATGACGGACAAGGTGATCACTCATTCTACACTTATAATGATGTTGTTGAACTTTTAGAAGATTGTGATATAACTAAAATGACAAAATCAGAAATATTAAATCATTTTTTGAAAGATTTTGGATTTGACACTTTTGATACAGTATATTTCAACGGCAAAGAATATCAGATGGTTGATTGGTGTTAAATATTAAATTTATCCACATTCTTTTTCATCTTTTGATAAGGAATTATCTCTGGTGTAACTTTTGTTAAATAAATATACAATTTAATTAATAACATTGTTCCATCAATTACAGGATCAATTGGTTTATGACTCCAAAAATCTTTAACTGTAATTTCTCTAGTTTTTTTATTAAAATATATGTCTGTATAGGTGCGACCTTTATATACCAAAAATGGATCTATTTTTACATGCTTCACTTTAGTATAATCAAAATAATCTCTTATTAATTTAGAATATTTAAGAAGATTTTCAAATTTTTCGTATTGTTTTAAATATTTCATTTTTTGACATTACTATTAATATACAATATCTTATTATCTTTGATAGTGTTATCATCTTTCACATTATTATCATATAATTGCTCATTAGTCAATTTAGTATTAGCATCATCAACATTAGCATATAAATTCTCGCCATTCAATGTATTATCAGCTTTCTTACCAGCATATAATACAGTATCATCCATTTTTCTTTTTATTCCTACATTTTCAAATAATGAATCTCCATTAAGAGTATGTTTTTCATCTTTATTTACAAATAGTATTTCTTTATTTAATGTATTTTTAGATTCAGTATTTTTGAAAAGTTCATCATTATTCAATTGATTCTTAGAGCCAACATTTACAAACAATTCTTCATTTTTCAAGTCATTTTTAGAATCGACATTTACAAACAACTGTTCATTTTTCAAATCATTTTTAGAACCAAAATTTACATAAAGGCTCTCATTATTCAATGTGTTTTTAGAATCAACATTTACATAAACATCACCACTTAATGAACGTTTAGAATCAACATTTACATAAACCTCACCACTTAATGAACGTTTAGAATCAACATTTGCGTAAAGATCCTCATCTTTCAATTTATTGTTGGATGATATATTTTTATATAATTCCTGATCTTTTAATTTATTTTTGGATGGTATATTTGTATAAACATCTTCATCTTTTAGTTTATTACTAAGTTCAGCGTTTTTATATAAGATTTCATTATTTGGAGTTTTATTTCTATCACCTTTTTCTAATGGATTGTCATGGTCAACAAATTTTGTAAAAGGAGGATTAAAAACTACCTGACCACTTGGTGTCTTATTTCTACTCTGTTTATATTCTGATTTATTATCATAATCAACAAAAGCAGTAAATGGAGGACCATATAAAGTTTCACCATTTGGTGTTTTATTCAACAATGCATGATTATTGACAATAAGTTTATCAATAACCATATTTGATTTATCATCTGACATTTTCTTCTTTTCTTTTTTTAATCATCTCTTGAAGATATTGATCTGCTGGTAATTTTATATCTGGATCTTTTTTCTTATCAACTTTATCAGGATTTTCTTTAATTCCATCTTTCTCATTTATTTCCTGCACAATATCAGCTAAATAGTTTTCTGGACTTATTTTTGAATCTGATTCACTATAATTTAATCCATAAATACTATCTTCATTAAAAATATAAAATTCAGTATTTCCTAATGTGAAATCTTGATAAAAAGTAAGCTTTCCTATTGAGCCATAAGTTAATATCTGTTTACCAGTCATATTTATATACTTCAACATAAAAGGATCTTTAATTTCAACTCTTTCACTATTAATAGGCATAAGATTTTTGCCTAGATCCAACTTGAATATAGAAATCTTCTTAAAAATATTAAGCATAAATGTGTTTGCAACTACTATCATTTTGTATAAATATCATCTTTTAGATCATTCTCATCTGTACCTTTATCATCAGATTTATCTTTCAATTGACCAAGTTTATCAATTATAAAATCTTCTTTAATATCTTCAACTTTAACTTCTTCCACAAGTTCTCCCTTTTCTACATTTTCTTCATCAAATTGATGTATTTTCAATAAGACTTTATTAATTTCTAGATTTTTTTGTTCTGGTGGTGCACTTTCTCCACCTTGTGCTCCAGGTTGTGATCCCATTTGTGCTTGTGCGCCTTGTGCTTGTGCGTCTGCACCTTTCATCTGATCAAGTCTAACCATAAATATCATTCGATATCTAAATGATGATCCATCCTCTTCTTCACCCTCTTGAACTGGCTCAACAAAATTACAAATTAAAAATTTTTCCATTGGATTATAATTTGAAATCTGTATATCACCATCTAACTCACATCCTTGTGCGGATAATGAGCCAGTTTCGAACCACTTCTTAATTTGAGCTTCTAATTCTTTAAAGAATGCACCTATTTTATAATCAGCGGATTCAACATATTCTTCGAACAATTTTTTCATACTTGTCAATTATTTTCTTGTATATATAAAATAAATCTTACTATAAAATAAAGATTTAAATTTTAATATATAATCAATATGAAATACTTAAAAACATTTGAATCTAGAGATGAAATGGCTTTCAGTATGGATGATATTGTTAAAATTGATAAATCTCCAATTTTTGGATCATATGGATATGAAAAATATGAAAATGATATTTTTAAAGTTAGTGGAGTAGAAAATTTATATTCTGATACAGATGATTTATTATGGAAAATAACATCATTATCAAATATAAATTTGCAACTTTTTCTTAAAACAAATCAATTAAGGAAAGCAACAAAAGAAGAAATAAAACAATATAAATTAGATACAAAAGTAAATAAATACAATTTATGAAACATTTAAAAACATTTAACGAATCAGAAGTTTCCACAGGAAACGCATCAGGAATAGCAGGAATATCTTCTTTACCATTTCGTGGAGGATATTATAAATCTGGCAATAATGGTGAATTTGGAACTCAATTTACACCAAGCTCAGAACCAACGTTCAAAACATACAAAAGTATGAAACACTCAAAGAAAAATCTCAAAAATAAAAAAACTAAAAATTCTATATTAGTTGAAAATATATCTAACTTAAATTTAGAATCTATTAAAGACACAGACATTATAAATCTAGTTTGTGATTATGGCTTATGTGTTGAAGATAGAGATGCATATGGTGAATGGAATAAATATATGGTTTATAATAGAACAGAAGAAGCTATGTTTCAAACACCTAAACAAATTGCAGACGCAATATTAGAATTATTAAAATATAATATAAATACATATTGTGAAGTAGGCATATTCAAAGGTGGTTCTCATTTATTGATAACAGAAATGTTAAAATTAAAAAATCCAAATTTAAAAGCTGTAGGTGTTGACATACAAGATAAACATATGACAGAAGATATTAAAAAATATATCAATTTACATATTGGAACAAGTGAAGATTACAAAGGTGAAAAATTTGATTTGGTATTTATTGATGGGGATCATTCTTATGAAGGAATAAAAACAGACTATGAAAATATTGGTCAATATGCTAAAATTGTGATGTTTCACGATATAAATGATAGTACTTGCCCAGGTGTGGTTAAATTTTGGAAAGAAATAAAAGAAGGTAAAGAATATAAAGAATTCACATATCAAACTAATAATCAACCAATACAAGGAATTGGATTACTATTTAATTAAAAAATAACAAAGAATAATTTAAAAGTGAAAGGAGTTAAGAACACAATAGAAAATATTCAAATAAGTGCAAATATATTGTATGGTGATAATACATATTTAATAGATAAGTGTCAAGAATACTTAAATGATAGACAAAAACTTAAAATTTTTTGTAATAATTGTAAAAAATATTTTGAAAAATCTTCAAATAAATTTATACACAGTAAACAAGGATGTTTATGCTCAATAAAAAATAGTAAATTAACAATAAATCAAATTCAAGAAAAATCTAATATTCTAAATAATAGCAAATATATTATAGTAGAAAGAAATGACAATAACCTTAAAATTCATTGTAAAGAATGTAATTCTGAATTCTCTCAAAAATACGGTAAGCACTTATATCAGAAACAAGGTTGTCCAAAATGTGCAAAAAATATAAAATTAACAATTGATGAAATAATTAATAGATCCAACATAATATATAACCACAAATATTTAATATTAGATCAGGAATATATAAATAATAGAACAAAAATTACAATTAAATGTCAAAAATGTGGAAAAACATTCTTACAAAGTGCTGACAACCATTTAAAAGGTAAAATAGGTTGTGATTGTTTGATAAAATCTAAAGGTGAGACTGCAATTATAAATTTTTTATTAAAAGAAAATATTCATTTCGAAAATCAAAAAAGATTTGATAACTGTAAAAATATACTAACATTACCTTTTGATTTTTATTTACCAGCATATAATCTAACAATAGAATTTGATGGTAGACAACACTTTAATATAAATACAAAATTTTATACTCCAGAAATAGAAAAGAATGATAAAATAAAAACAAATTTTTGTATTAACAACAATATAAATCTATTAAGAATTAAATATAATGAAAATATTGAAGAAAAAATAAAAAATTATTTATATGAAAAAATTTAAAGAATATATTAAAGAAGATGCTACAGCAACTATGGGTAACACTGGTGGTATGGGCGCTGTTGTGGCTGCTCAACCTTCTGCTACTCCTGGCTCAGTAAATGCGACAGATTCTATTGCAGGAAGTGGAGATATTGGTCAAACCATTAGTGGTGCATATATGAAATCAGCACCAAATCTAAAAAAAGACAAAAAACATAAAAGAAAAAATTTACAATCTTTTGCAAATTTTAAACCATGATAACACTATTTGAAGATTTTGAATCGGAACATTATATAGCAACTGAAGATGATTTTAATTTTGTAGAGCCAGGCGATGTTTTAATTGCTAAACATAATATTTATATTAGAAAACCATATATGTGTCCAAGAGAATTATCTCTTAGTGGAGATAAATTATTTGTTAAAAAAGGAAGTAAAAAAACAGTTAAAAAAGACAAATATGGATATGATAGATTTAAATTAACTGGATTTAATGGAAGATTATCAAATGAAGTTCTTTCCAAATTATTTACAATAAAAGATAAAGATAAAATTGAGAATCTTAAAAATATTAAAAAATTTAACTTATGAAACATTTAAGAAATATCAAAGTTATAGATAAGAATTATAAAGAACCAACAACTAGATATAAATTTAAATTAAAAGATCATGTTAAAGTAGATTCTGCAATAAAATTAGTCAAAAATAAAATATATAAGATAACTGATAGATATAAAGATGGAAATATAAATAATTATAAACTAGACGATGGTTTTTGGGAATATGAATCAAATTTAATACCATTAACCAGAGAAGAAAAATTAGCAATAAAATTTAACCTATGAAACACTTAAAAAAATTCAACGAATCAGAAGAAATTGATAACTTCACAGCTCAATTTTATGATAATTTTGATGATGAAGAAGATAAAGATCAAAAGTATAAAATTGATTTACAAAATTTTGAAGAAAACAATCTTTCAAAGATTAGATTATATGAAGATTGGAAGAAAAATCTTGCAGCTGGAGCCTTAATGACAGCAGCTACATTAGGCGGAATGACAAAAGGTCAGACACCTCCTCCATTAGATTCAAATACAAAATCAGAAATTGTAGAAGATAAAAGTATAAATCAAATAAAAAAACCAAGTGATCTTATAAATTTTGTTAAAATATCAAAAGAAAACAATTTTTCTGAACAACAGTTAGCAAATTTTTTTGATTTAAAATCAAAAAGACATTTTATAAATCTTATTAAGACTAATCCAGACTGGGAAAAAGCCTTTGATAAAGCATTAGAAGTTGCAAATGATTATATGAGAGAAGGTACAGAATATGTATTATATCTAAAAACTGACAAGGCAAAACAATTAGGTCAATCTACAGATACACCAATATCATATGAAAATCGCAAAAAAATGACAAAAGAATTTGAAAGTAAAGGATTAAAAGAATTCAAGGATTTTGTATTTCAAGTTGTAACAAAAAGCAAAGATTGGAATAAAATGTTACAAGTCTATCAAGCGTTAGATTATATCAACTGGAGATTTATTTGATGAGACTCTATTTTTTAAATATATAAAATAAAAAAATATTATGAATAGAGATAATGCACTTCTTGTCGCTAATATCGTTGACAAAATTACTAAACTTGAAAAAACCATTTTTGATGTACAAAAATTAACAAACAAAAGATCATTCACAATAAAAGGATTTGAACCTGGTGTTGTAGGTGTTGGTGAAATTCAATTAAATGAAGGTGAAATTGCAACTGTTGTATTTTCAACAGATATATTAGAATTATATGTAAATACACTAAATTTAGAATTAAATGACTTAGTTAAAAGTCTTGAAGATTTTTAAATTCTACTATAATCAATTATTATATTAATCTTTAGATATAAATCATCTCTTGTATTATCTTGTCTTAATAAACCTTTTTCTCTAATTCTTAAAACCTCATCATTTTTTGTTTTGGCTGGCAATTTAATTTTAATTTCATTACCATCAACATGAATATGTGTCAATTCAGAACCATCAATAGCATCTTGAAAATGAATATCCAATACTTTCCTCAATTGATAACCATTCAATATTTCATAACCATCACTCCTATCAACATTAATATTCAAAATTAAACTCCCAATCTTTTCTCTATAATATTTTGATTGGTGACCATAACCTCTATGTAAATTCTGTATATTTTCTCTTAATTGAGAAATGTTTGCCAAATTAACTTCTGAATCAATTAACATCACCTTTTCACCTTTACATTTTTTACAAGTTTCAGCATAAATCTTACCTTCACCTCTACAATACTCACAAACTTTTCCTTTATCTACTCCACTTCCATTACAAATTTCGCACATATCAGAATGACTCTCTTTATCAAAGCCTGTACCATTACAACTATCGCAATGAACTTTACGCTTATATTTTATATTTAATTGTTCATTTAAATATATCTGTTTTAGATTTATTGTTATAATAGCATTAATATCTAAATCTTCTCTAAACTGTTCTCTTTGACCAAATGGGTTAAATCCGCCTCCAAATGGGTTTGCGCCTCCAAAAAATTGGCTAAATATATCGTGAATATCACCACCTCCTTGATTAAAATGAAATTCAAATCCTGGAAATCCACCAAATCCTGGCGAATAGGAATTTCCATGTGGACTACGTTGATCATACTCTTGTCTGGTTTTAGCATCTGATAAAACTTCAAATGCGTTATTAATTTCTTTGAATTTAAACTCATCACCAGTCTTCATAACATCTGGATGATATAATTTAGATAAACTTCTATATTGTTTTTTCAATTCATCATAAGATGAATTTTTATCAATTTCTAAAATTTTATAATAATCTTTATTGTAATCCATATCTATTCCATTTCCTCTCCATATGAGGTATATTTAATTTTTTTGCATAATTGATAAATTTTATAGAGTTTTTATTACCTAAACTAAAGCTATAAATTTTATTACTATACGCAATTTTTTTTGATTTTCTTAATTTAAGAAGATCCACTAACACAGACTTACACCATTTTATAATTTCTTCATTGCCAGCTAAAGAAATTCTCAAATCAGTTGCATTAGTTTTTTTTCCTATCGTGCCATCACCATCAATTAGACCAACTATATATGAAATTTTATGTTCAAAGTTTTCAATATTTGGTGGTATTAAAGTAAAAGTTTTATTAGGAGTTATATTAAAATTATCATATAAATCGTGCACAATATATCTGGAGTAAACATTTATTTCACTTTGTAAAAAAATCTTTTCATCAATTTTTGCTTTTTTTTCTCTTATAGGTGAATTAGATTGAATATCGAATTTAAATTTCTCTAAATGTTTTATATCTTTTTTTGCCAATTTTACACCTAAGCAATTACAATCAGATTTTATCCAACCATCAGCAGCAATAAATCCAGCCCAATAGCAATTTATATTGGACAAATCCTTAAAAAAATGATGATTTACATCATATTTATAATTATTTCTAATTTTTTCTTTACATTTTATTTTTAAAACTTGTGCTCTATTAAATAGAGAACTTAATGTTCTATTTGGTAATAAATATTTATAATCCTCATAATTGTTTATTCCATAATTCTCTCTTAATATATCATCTTCATTTTTAGTCCACATTCTATTTATACCCAATAACTGCATTTTGCCAATAATAGAAATCTCAGTCCTATCTAAAAATAAAGACAATTCTTTTGTACTCATATTTAGATATGAATTTTTTAACTTTTCGACTTCTTCTTCTGTCCATTTTTTCCTTAACATAGCCTCAATTATTTATTTATTTTATAGTATATATAAAATAAATAAAGTCTAAATGATTGTTTTAAAATAAAAAAACACCTAACAAGGTGTTTTTTATCAATCTTCTTCAGATAATCTATTTAAATTCTCTAGTTTTTTACCTCTAATAACTCGTTTGTATAATAATTCTTTCTTTTTAAAAGCATCATTATAACTATAAATTGGTATGCCATATTTCTCTGCTTTTTGACATTTTAATGTACCTAAATCCTCGTCTGCGGCTATTAGCATGTCAGTATCTTTAGTTAAAGTTGTATATTTATATCCCCATTTTTCCATATCAGAAATAAAATCCGCTTTAGTTGGCCATAAAGGTTTTGGACTTCCTGTGAGACAATATGTAACCTTATCAATATATTTCTTATCTTCATTTAATGAATCTTGAAATTGCCCGAATGATGTTGTAATATTTGTCATATCAATAATTATTTTTTTAAATTAAATGTAGTAAAATCATCACCACGATTTGATGGATTAGAAATTATCTCATAACCATGATCTTCTGCTGTTTTGAAAAATTTTGTAATAAACTCTGTGCCTAATTGTTCATTAGGTAAAGTAAAAGGAGGAGAAAGTTTACCAGTCTCCAATTCATAATCATCTATGAGTTCAAATGCACTTGAAATAACTCTATCATAATCTTCTGGTTGATATTTACTTTGCCAATTTCTAAGCAAATTTACCAATTTAATAAAATTATAAGAATTTTTCAAAAATCCTTCAAAAGTTTTCACTATTTTCATAATTTAATTTTTTTTTATTTTACTCTGATTTTTTCACCACCTTCTTCATTAATTAGAATTTTCAAAAGATCGATGTCCATTTTATCAAGTTGAGATTTCTTCATTATTAAGCGACCACTAAAGTCATTCCACTCACAAGATTTACCACATTTTTTAACAAATCTAATTACTTTTACTGGTTTTTCACCAAAGCTCCAGCCAAACATATCATCGTCCTTCTGAAATTTTATTTCAGAAACTGGCTTCAATTTAATTTCAAACATAATTTTATAAACTGGAATATCCAAAGATCCTTCAATTGATTTGGAATAAAATTTAAGAGCCACCTGATGTATTCTTTTTTTCATGACACCCTCACTATAATCCATATATAAGTCTTCATCATAATTGAGCTTATAGTCATTAGAATCAATTTCGAACTCTACATAGCCTGGATCTTCACCTAAAAATTTAATGTTCTTACTAATTGCAAACATTTCAGAAATAATCTTTTTTACTTCATTTCTTACTTCATTTTTTACTTTTTCCATTTTTATCTTTTTATATGTTATACTTATGTGCTATTAATACGTCTGGCATGAATGTGTATGTTTCTTTAACTACAAAATATTCATCATAACCAAAACTATCATCATTTTCAAATTCTTGATATGATTTACTACATTCTTCTAATGATCCGCGATCTAATTGTACTATATTATGTTCTTGGTTTTTATCACCAAAATCTATACCATATAAAATATATTCACTAGTATTATATTTTTGTTCTATATATCTTATGATTTCTGGTGTAAAATCTTCATTAATCTGATATACCTTTTTTATTTTCATACCTCATACACAATTGTTTTAAATGGTTGTATAATATCCTCATTCTTATCAGGATAAGGAACCTTAGTTAAAATATATCTCATTGCATTTAACTGACCTAATTTTTTATCATTCATATTTACAACAACCCAAGGTGATTTTTTTGTTGATGTCTTAGCAAACATTTGCTCTTTATAAAATGTAAACATTTCATATTTCTCAACAGCCTTGGCATCATTTGGACTAAATTTCCAATATTTAAGAGGATGTGCTTTTCTTAAATTGAATCTAAATTCTTGAGTTTCCTTGTCAATTGAAAACCAGAATTTTATATAGATAATATCATGTGAAATCAATTCCTTCTCATAAGGTATAACTTCTTTCATAAACTTCTTATATTCCTCTTCACTACAGTAACCATTGACAATATCATTTACCGCTCTATTATACCATGAACGATCAAAAAGTTTAAATCTTCCATCCTTTGGTAATGCTCTTGTATATCTTAAAAACCAATTCTTTTTCTGATATTCATTTGGAACATCAAACCATTCGTGACTAACAATTTTTTCAGGAGTGTTTTTTTCAATCAATCTAATAAAAGAACCTTTACCTGCTGAATCTCTACCATCAAGAGTTATTAAAACTTTTTTCTTATTCGCTTTTATCCATTCAACCATTTTTAGAAATTCAATAAATAATGCCTCATTTTCTTTTTCAAAAATTTGTTTTGACATTTTTCGTTGAGCTTTCTTAGTGTCCTTTAATAATTTAAGTTTATGAAACTTATCTTTTAAGTCATATTTTGAATAATCATCTTCTATTTTCAAAAATATCCTAGGTAATTCTGAAATATATTCGTCAAAATAAGAATCTATATTTTCTGGATGTGTCTCTGGATCAGCAAGTTTTAGTTTCTGTTTGGTTCTTAATGCCTTAAAAAATGCGTCTAATTCTAACATCATATATAAATCATCACCGAATTCTTCCTTAGCCAGAACTTTTAATTCCTTTATTTCAACACCTTTGTTGAACATTTTTCTGTAATCATTAATAAATTTCAAAACATTTTTAATATCTACCTCATTTTCTTCTTTTGACTCTTTTGGCTCTTTAATTTTATTTAATTTTACAGCCTTATCTTCATCATAGAAAGACATATCTAATGGTCCAGATAAAGTCGACACCCAAGATTCATATGTTTTTAAAAGAGACTTCATTTATAAAAAATTATTTTTTATTTTATATATATTAAAATTCAAAACTAATAAAAATTATTTATATATACAAGCATATGTTAATAATAGAAATCAAAAAAGGAGAAAATATTGAAACCTCACTCAAAAGGTTAAAAACTAAGTTCAAAAAAACTAAGGTGACTGAACAACTTAGAGAAAATACTTTCTTTGAAAAAAAATCAGTCAAAAAAAGAGAAACAAAAAAGAACGCAATCTATATTCAACAAAAATATAGAAACAACGAAGATAACTAATTTCTTTTATATTTCCTCACTCTTTCTTCACCATCTTTTATAAAAAAATCCTCATATAATTTTTGATCAAATTCAATATATTCTTTATCTTTATTTTTTAAAATATTATTTAATTTTTCCTTGCGTTGATATTTTATAGCATCTGATCTAATTTCTGGTTCATCTTTTTCAACCAAAATTCCATTTTCAACAAATAAATGATTTTTTAAAATTCTACCAATAGAATTTCTAGGAATAAAATTATCATCATAAATAGGCTTAATATATACACCCACTCTATGCCAATATTTATCAGCATGTAAATAACTGTCAATACACCATCTATATTTATTTTTAATTTTTGTTAAAACTTCAGAATAAACATCATTCCAATTCTGACCAACCTTAGAATCAAGAAATCTCAACAATGGAGTAGTATCATAATTATAATTGTGATGCCCTCTTCTCATTCTTTCATGAGGTGGTAAATCAGAAAGCAAATCAATATTCTTACCTCGCCAATATTTTTTAATACCCCAAAGGTGAGAATTTTTAGTTTTTCTATATGGTCTATGTAAATACTTAGTTTTTAACATTACTATGATATATATTTAAAAAAGAATGAAAGGTTTTAACGACCTTTCATTCTTCTCATATCACGTCTATTTAAATCACGACTTTTTTCAGCTTTATCTCTTTCTTTTCTTTCTTTCCAAGTAATTGACTCACCACCATCTTTCAAATTTAAGATTGGTTTTACCCTATCTAAAATTGTACAAGTTGGTGCAATTGCAAGTTCAATCATCTTAGAATCCTTATAAGCCTGTGGAGCTTCATCTAATGTGGACTTGCCAACAGAAGTTGAAACAACATCTTTCATACGGAATTGAAATTTTTCAAGGTCAACCTTACGGTTAGCTTCACCTCTTGACATCAAACGACCAGCACCGTGAGGAGCAGAGAAGTTCCAGTCTGGGTTAGACTTACCTTCACAAATCAATAAACCGTCAGCCATATTGAAAGGTATAATCATTTTTTCACCAACATAAGATGAAATAGAACCCTTTCGGATAATCATATCATCAAAGTTAATATAATTGTGAATACACTCAATCATTTCCTTATCCTTAGACCCTAAAGCCTTCAAGATGTTTTCAGAAATTCTCTTACGGTTAAACTTAGCATATTGCTGACAGAAAATCATATCTAAGAAATAGTTCATAGCTTCCTGACCTTCCAAAAATTCCATACCATTGATATTGATATCTGTAAAGTCAACACCTAATTCTTTCTTTGCTTCCTTAATTTTAGCTGAGATATCCAAACCTGCTGAAGACTTTTTAATTTCTTCGATTTTTTCTCTCAAACCACCATTTCTCTTAGATTCTAATTTTTTCTTAGCAACTTCTTGGTGATATTCACAAAGTTCCTTACCGAAGTTACGAGAACCACAGTGAATAGTAATCCAAATATCACCAGTATTAGCAGACTTACCAACTTCAATAAAGTGATTTCCACCACCTAATGTACCAATAGCCATTTCAGCATCTTGTCTTATTCCAATTTCTTTACATTTATTCAAAAACCAATCATAATTAAATTCAACGAATTTAAAATCGGTTCCGAACTTTCTGTTATAGTTAACAACAAACTTCTTAGCAATATCATTTGCATCTAGCCATGGAAAATTCTTTTCAAAATATTTAGATGGAACTGCTGATCTTTGTTGTAAATTTGTACCAAATGGAACAATAGAACGAATTTTTTCGTCCAATTTTAACAATTTATCCTTATTTTCAGAGATAGAGTCACCAACATTGAATGATAACATACCACAACCAATATCGCTTCCAACAATCGCAGGTATTATTTTTTTACCCAAAGGCATAGTAAACCCAATGACAGAACCTTTACCTTGGTGTGTATCTGCTTGAATTACAATCTGTTCCGTAAATGCTGGATGATTTACCATTGAATATATCTGAGTTAAGCATGATTCCTCAACATCATCAATCATTATTTTTGCAGTCGTATATTTTCCTTTAATTTCTAACATAATTACTCTCTTTCTTTTATTATTTTTAATATTATTGTACAAAGATACAATTATTTTTTGATATATCATAATTTTCTTTTACCTATTTTTATATTATTAATTGTTACTCTTGATACATTATATTTTTTTGCAATATCTATTATTTTTTCTCCATCACCTATCATATTCAAAATTTCAACAACTTCTAAGTTTTTTATTTTACAAGCTGGATTATTATCACCTTTTCTTTGTTCTGACATTAATTTTTTTGTTTCTTCTGAAGCGAGTTTACCTATTTTTGATACCCTAATTTTTTCTATACTTTCTTTTGATAAAATTTTTCCTTTATTTGCGTTACTTATTTTTTCTCTAGTTTCCTCAGATGTTATTCTACCCTTATTGCTTTCACTTATATTATTCTTCCAACTTTCTAATTTTTCATCAGCAATTTCCTTTCCATAATTTTCTATCCATATATCATAAGGCTTTCTACCAAACATAGAATTATTTTCACCTGAATTTATACCTTTTAAAAAAAGTTTATTTTCATCTGAAATTTTTTTTCCTTTGTGTGTTTCACTTGCAATCTGTTTAGAATACTCAGAACATATTCTACCTTTACTTTTTTTTCCAATTTTTTCTTTTGTTTCTTTTGAATGATGCTTACCTATCCAACTAGGTGGTCTATCAGCTTTTGGATTAATATTATAACCAAAATTATCATCACAAGAATTAAATTTTTCAATATAATATTCTTCTTTTTTTATTAAATCAGATTCATCACACTCTTCTACTAAATTATAAATAAAAATTTTTTCACCATCAAGATTGAAAGCTCTCTGTAAATGAATATTAAAATGTTTATCATTTCTCAAATCATTTAAATGATAATAATACCTTCTATCAAAATTTTTTGTACTACCAATATAAATTTTATTGTTTTTCAAATTTGTTATTGAATAAATTCCTACAGTTTCCATATATCTTTTTATAGTATATATTAAAAATGTAAAGTCAAAAACAAAGAAAGTGCCTAAAACTTTCATTTATTTTTAAAAATAAAAAATCCGATTCTGTGAAAGAATCGGATTTTTCAATCTCTATATTAAGTAGTTAACACTCTTTAATAATATCTCTCACAATAGCAGCATGCTCATAATCCTCAGATGCTACATATTCATTCATTTTTTCTGTAAGAACACCTTTTTGTATTCCACGTATTTCTGGGTACTCATACCTGAAATTTTCCATCAATTCTTCAAAAGATTTCTCATATTTAGAAATCTCATTGTTAAACACATCCTTATTTCCGTTTAATCTTTCAATTAACAATTTATTCTGAAAAGACGTAAAATCTATTTTTTCTAAAACACCATTAAATTTTTCTTTAGTCTTTTTCAATTTATCATACACCCTAAATGCATCTATCATCAATTCATCAATAGGATGAATTCTAGTATCCAATGGTGTGTTAGTATATTTATATGTTTCTGCCTGATCCTGTAAGTTTTGATACTTAAAGGATTTGCCCTCGATTTCAGATATAGTTTTTACCCATAATAGGATAGTCAATATATCATCAACGTTTGCCTTACTTTTCATACAAAAATTTGTTCTTTCCATCACTGTAGCCATATCATTATATATTAATAATTTTTAATTATGTTTATTCAATTTCATAACACACAAATATAATAAAATATATCAAAATAAAAAATTACTGAAATAACTTTTTTAACTTCATTTTTCTTATCACTTTGAGACCATTTAAAACCTCAATATAATCAAATTTCATTGATTCGTTATCTAGTTTTTTGGCTACAAAAACTGTGTTATATAAAATGAAAAGAAAATAATCCTCGTTAAAAAGAGGATGATCTTTTTTAATTTTTTCTGGGAGTTGAAATGTTTTTAATTTGAATAAATATGTTTTAAATATCTCACTTTTAGATTTTAAATCTATCGGATTTTTATTTCTTATATGAAAATTTATATCCTTAATAAAATCATATGCTTGATATGTTGACATTTTATATCATTATGTAGTTGTAGTTGTTGTAGTTGGTGCTGTCGTTGTAGTTGTAGTTGTAGTTGGACAAGTTATCAAAGCAGATTGTGTTAATGTCACAATTGGTGGTATTCCAGGATTATGAAAAGTTGATCCAGATTGAATATAATACCAATAACTAGCCCCACTATAATTAAATAATGTTGTGAAAGAATAGCCAGATGCAAATTGTGTAGATTGAACTGATTTTGAATAATCATCACATCTAATAAATACAGAGTAACATGGATTTGGTGCAGTATCAAATATAACTTCAGTTCCATAAGAAGTACCAAGGGCATTTGTTGCATAAGCTCTTATATAATAAGTAGTGTTACTAATTAAGCCACTAAGTTGACTAACAAATCCTCCTACACCATTACCATCACTTGTAAATCCTTTATAATTAGTTGTAATATTAGGATATTCTTCATCACTCCAACATATACCTCTTTTTGTCACTTTTTCACCACCATCATTTATTACCTGGCCACCACTTGTTGCTATTACATTTGTGATATTGTTCACTACTGTATCTGTTATTACTGTTGGTAATGAACCTAAAAATTTAGGTGGGAAAGCAATGCTTTCTGTTATTTTTTTCTGTGATTGAAATCCTAATTCTCCACCATAAACTGTTGCTTTTTTAAATAAGCCTTGTATAAAAAATCCGTCATTTATAATACCATCTTCCCAAAATCCATTAAGCCAATATCCATTATTAAATGTGCCATACTCCCAGTAACCTTCAAGCCAATATCCATTATTAAATTCTCCAGACTCATGAGTGCCACCATACCAAGCACCATTATACCATATTCCACCCAACCAATGTGTTCTATTATGATTATCAGATGTTTGAGTATATCCTGATACAATATTCAAGCCTGAATGAAATTCACCATTTATAAAGCTACCATCATGCCAAATTACAGACACATCAGATTTTGTAGTTACACCAGTGATTGGCATAGATCCAAATCTACTTCTAATACTAGTGTTTGCTTGATTAAAATTACCATCTAACCAGTTTCCAAGAACAAAATCACCACCAGTAAAATTACCAGACCACCAAGTGTTCCCTTGGAATGTTCCATTAGAAAATATACTTTTACCTGGAAATTGATCAAACCACTCGCCATTATAAAAAATTCCACCTTGAAATTTACCAGTCCACCAAGTAGAATTTCTAAATATTCCATTATAAAAAACACCACCTTCCCATCTAGTATCGTGAAAAAATCTTTCTATTTTTGATTTAGAATCCCAATTGTCATAAAAGCCTTCAGGTCCAAAATATCCATTATAAAATTCGCCTCTTCTCCAAATACCATGTAAAAATTGTGAATAAACAGGATTATCTTTCTCCAAAATTCTTCTATTTCTTATTAATAACTGTGGCAAATCAAAACGATATGAATAAAATTTTCCATTTTTCCATTCTCCATCATGCCAAATACCAGAATACCAAGTACCATCTTCCCATTCACCACCATACCAAGTGCCAGAATACCAGACCAATCCATATTCATCTTCGCCGACAATTGCATCTTCAACCAATGCATTCAATAACCAAATATATTTTCTTTTGATTTTTTCTGGAGTTAAACCATCAACCATTGTATAATTGGTTAATGTAGTATTAAAATTAAAGTTTGATATGTCCCAAGTTTTCATAAATCTATATATAAAAAAATATACCCTTAAAAAATAATAAAATTCTTAAGTATAATTTAATGAACCACTAGATGGTGTTATCTGAGTTGTCCAAGGTGGTGATCCACCATTGGAACTTAACTCAACTGTAAAATTATCACCAATTTCATTTATAATACCAAAAGAAGATGTTGTTCCACTAAAAAACGTATCGATAGTGTAACCTGGAACTGTCATTATACTAGTTGAAATTGGTCCTGTGCCTCTTGTTGTATTACTAATTCTGAGAACATAATTTATTGAAGATGCACTATAGTTGTTTGATAAAACAATATAATAATCTAATTTTAATTTATCGGGTCCATTTATATATAATCCAGTCAATACATTGATCGCATGAGGATCACATTGAGCACAACTTGGATCTGATGCATAATATTGACAGCCATAACCACAATTCCAATAATTTGTAGCTGGCCAAACCTGCTCTGAACCAGAGAAAACTTTTATACCTGATTTTCCACCTACAGCACCAATGTATATTTCTGTTGGATATATATGACTTTGTAATAATTTACCCATAAAAAGCTTTCTATTTTTAATTTATATATAAAAATAATTGAATTGATATTATAAAAATAGAGCAAAATTATACTAAAAATTAATTTTGCTCTATTTTTATAATATTTATATTAATTATTATGGTCCAGTAACAACATACAAGGTATTTGGATCTATAGCAGATGTACCATAGACTCCTGCTGTCATAACTTTGATCATTGCAACTTTTGGACTTAAACCATCATTTAAAACAACATCTGCTGGCACTAATCCAGAACTTCCAGAGGTTCCATTCGTACCTGAAGTACCATTCGTTCCAGAAGTACCATTCGTTCCAGAAGTACCATTAGTACCAGAAGAACCTGTTCCACCAGCAGTCCAAACAAAATTACCACTACCATCAGAAGTAATAATATTCCCTACTGTGTTATAACCAGTCGCAGTATATGTAATTTGATTAGTAACAGTTAAATTAGGTGTATATAATCTACCATTAGTGCCACCTTGTTCACCAGCGTCATCAAAATATAAATCTGGATCAGCATAAAAATCATTAATACCTGATGTGCCATCTTTGCCTGATGTGCCTGATGTGCCATTTAATCCAGAGGTTCCAGAAGTTCCATTAGTTCCTGAAGTTCCTGATGTTCCTGAAGTTCCAGATGTTCCTGTTGTACCATTAGTTCCATTAGTTCCTGAAGTTCCAGAAGTTCCAGAACTTCCAAGAAAAAGACCATTTATACCAGAGGTACCAGAAGTTCCATTTGTTCCTGAAGACCCATTTGTACCAGAAGTTCCATTAGTGGCAGATGTACCTGAGGTGCCTGATGTTCCTGAGGTGCCTGATGTTCCTGCTGTTCCACTTGATCCGTTTTTTCCTGCTGATCCAGAAGTACCAGAAGTGCCATTTGTACCATTTGTACCAGAAGTTCCATTCGTGCCTGAGGTTCCATTTGTTCCTGAAGTTCCATTAGTACCTGATGTTCCTGAGGTGCCTGATGTTCCTGAGGTGCCTGAGGTGCCTGAGGTGCCTGATGTGCCACTAGTTCCATTAGTTCCATTAGTTCCATTAGTTCCATTTGTACCATTAGTTCCTGATGTACCATTTGTACCTGATGTACCATTTGTACCTGAGGTTCCATTAGTTCCAGATGTACCATTTGTACCTGATGTTCCATCTCCACCAGCTGCTCCATCTAAATTTGTAGTCCAATTTGAATAAGTTGTGCTTCCACTAATATTAGTGACAATTACATTTAAATTGCCAGTACTCCCAGTATATCCTAAAACATCTCCTGTAAAACTATTACCATATGAATTTGAAATTACTAAATGCTGAGAAACAGTATATGATAATCCAGTGGTGGTTGTTAATGATGTTAGTAAACCTATTGTTAGTGAGCTAAGATTAATGGTATCTGTTGAATAGCCTCTATAAAAATCTGCTTTTCCTTGTAAACCTGATGTTCCAGATGTACCATTTGTACCAGAAGTTCCATCTATACCTGAAGTCCCATTAGTACCTGATGTACCAGAAGTTCCATTTGTACCATTAGTACCTGATGTACCAGAAGTTCCATTTGTGCCAGAAGTTCCGTTTGTACCTGAACTTCCATTTGTACCTGAACTTCCATTTGTGCCTGAGGTTCCAGATGTTCCATTTGTTCCGTTTGTACCAGAAGTTCCGTTTGTACCGTTTGTACCAGAAGTTCCGTTTGTACCATTTGTACCAGAAGTTCCATTAGTGCCAGCAGTTCCTGATGTTCCAGATGAACCAGATGTGTCACTAAAACTTGCTGTTGTATTCTGCCATTTTTGAGTAGAATCAGAATATACCAATATATCATTTTGCTGAGGATTATTAATAACAACATCAGTTAATCCACTTAATCTGTTATTTATAAATGTAGAACCAGATACTATTTCGGTTACAGTTACACCAGGATCAAATCCAATTACATATCCATCTATATCATATAAATATGTTGCATTTTTTTGATAAGTTTTACTATGTTCGATTTTTAAAATACCACTTGAACTATTATATGTAATTCCACTAAAAATACCTGGAATAATAACTTCAATCCAATCTGAATTTTGAGTTGTTGTAATATCATCTACACCAGGTGGAAAATATCCTCCCTCTGTAGGATTATTTATTAATTGCCAAAATTTACCATCGTCAATAGTGTAAACTAGCATTCCCAATTTTCTTCTATCAGGAGTTATATAATTTCTATAATTTGGCACAAAACTATCATCTGTCCATCCACTTGGAAAAGGCGTGGAACCAGAAATAGTATTAGATATATGAAATCCACCTTGAATATAATAATCTTCTAATAAGGCATACGCTTTTTTTCTTTCACCAGTGTACATCCAAGGTATAAATCTATCCTCTTGATTTGTAGCTGGTGCACCTTCTTGCGGATTATATACTTGATCCATTTTTTAAATATTTATTTTTAAATTGAATATACATTTACAATACTATTCACAGAATAGACTCCTCCTGATTTAAATACTCTATATGTTATGCCATCTATATCTATTTTTCCATAATACTGCTGTTGTGCCGCATCTGGGGGAACAGGTGTAACTGATGGTAAATCTTGTTTATATTTATATACAGTAGCATTATACATAGGAGACAATCTAGTTCCTGCAACATTTCTAACAAGATTTATCGCTCTATATCCATATGTTATTCCAGATGGTAAATCTTTCCACACAAAATAAACATACTCACCTACATTTAAATTAAATGAATATTGTTTTGGATTTGGATAAAGTCCACCAACTTCTCCACTAGCTTGACTAAAATTAGCTTTTATATATGCTGCAGTTGGCATAAATATAGTACCACCAGCAACTTTACCATAATATATATCAGGTGTTGATGGAGTCTCAGTATATATAAATCTTCTCTTTAAACCAGTTTCCATTATGTTCTATATATTTTTGTAGATCCAAATAATCTTGTAGCTCCACTATTACCAGTTACAGTAATTTTTAATTGTCCTCCAGTAGAAACAGTATTAGATGATGTTGCATAATATAATGCTCCACTTGTTGATGCTGTAAGTCCATTTATACCTCCAATATTTGAGTTATTTATTCTAAAATCTAAAGTGCCAGTTCCAGCATCTGTTCTTATGGAAACTCCAGATACAACATATCCGTACCAAGCATAATCATCAAGAAAAATATCTGTAACACCTACTAAATTTAGATCATAACTTATTTCTTCGTACGGCACGCTACCAGCTGCACCATTTGTACCAGAAGTACCTGAGGTTCCAGACGATCCAGTTGTACCTGAGGTTCCATTTGTACCATTTGTACCATTTGTACCATTTGTACCATTTGTGCCACTTTTACCTGATGTGCCAGAAGTCCCATTTGTACCAGAAGTCCCATTTGTACCAGAAGTTCCATTTGTACCAGAGGTTCCATGAACGCCTGAAGTTCCATTTGTACCTGAAGTTCCAGGAGTTCCAACACCATTTGTACCATTAGTTCCATTCGTACCTGAAATACCATTAGTTCCAGAAGTACCATTTATACCAGATGTTCCATTAGTTCCTATTCCAGACGTGCCTGAAGTGCCGTTTGTACCATTGACACCATTTGTACCTGAAGTTCCATTTACTCCTGAAGTACCATTTGTACCATTTATACCTGAAGTACCATTTGTACCATTTATACCTGAGGTTCCATTGACACCTGATGTACCTGAGGTTCCAAAAGCTGTACCATCTTGACCATTTGTACCAGATGAGCCAGAAGTTCCATTAGTTCCTATTCCAGAAGTACCTGAAGTGCCGTTTGTGCCATTAGTTCCATTTATTCCTGAGGTTCCATTTGTACCTGAAGTACCATTGATGCCTGACGTGCCATTGATACCTGAGGTTCCATTTATTCCTGAGGTTCCATTTGTTCCTGACGCACCATTTGTGCCTGAGGTTCCATTTGTTCCATTTGTCCCAGAAATACCATTAGTTCCAGAAGTTCCATTTATTCCAGAAGTTCCATTTATTCCAGAAGTTCCATTTGTCCCAGAAACACCATTAGTTCCAGAAGTTCCATTTATTCCAGACGTTCCATTGATTCCAGAAGTTCCATTTATTCCAGAAGTTCCATTTATTCCAGAAGTTCCTGAAGTTCCAAAATTCGTACCATCTTGTCCATTTGTACCAGATGTGCCATTTGTTCCAACTCCAGAACTACCTGATGTTCCATCAGTACCATTTAGTCCATTAGTACCATTTAGTCCATTAGAGCCATTTAATCCGCTCGTTCCATTTTTGCCAGATGAACCAGATGAACCGTTTTTTCCAGAAGTTCCAGAACTACCAGTTCCACCTCCACCTCCGCCATCTGTGCCGTCACAAAAACAAATTCTTCTTATTGTTGTATCATTAACTCTGATCCATAATTTCTGATCAACTTCATTTAAAAAAAATTCACCAACATAAATATCACTTGGACACCAAGGAGGAGTTAAAGTGTGATCATTGTTAGGCGCTGTTGTAGCACTCAATCCTGGTACTATTGTTCTCTTTATTATAATTCTAGCAAATTTTTCAACTTTAGCCATTTGACTTAAAAAATTGTTTTTCTCTATATATAATTTTTCAAATTAAAAAAAGTATCACTTTTTAATATTTTATATTGAATACACATTTATAATACTATTCTGTGAATAGACTCCTCCTGATTTAAATACTCTATATGTTATACCATCTATATCTATTTTTCCATAATACTGCTGTTGTGCAGAATCTGGTGGAACAGGCGTAACTGGTGGTAAATCCTGTTTATATTTATACACTCCAGCATTATACATAGGAGACAATCTAGTTCCTGCAACATTTCTAACAAGATTTATCGCTCTGTAACCATATGTTGACCCAGATGGTAAATCTTTCCATACAAAATAAACATACTCTCCAACATTTAAATTAAATGTGTATTGCTTAGGATTTGGATAAAGTCCGCCAACTTCTCCACTAGCGGTATTAAAATTAGCCTTTATATATGCTGCAGTTGGCATAAATATAGTACCACCAGCAACTTTACCATAATAAATATCAGGTACTGAAATTGTTGTAGTAGTTGTGGTTGTAGGTGCTAATGTAGTTGTTGTGGTTGTAGGTGCTAATGTGGTTGTAGGTGCCAATGTGGTTGTGGTAGTTGGAGGATAAATTGTAACATATCCAGTAACCTCACATCCAGTACCATCTACTACAAGTACAGAATATGGTACAGATATTGTTAAACCAGTTGTAGTATTTGATGAACTTGATGTATTATTAGTTCTTTGTCCATTACTCCAAATATATGTATAATTTGGAGAACCATAATAAGCATTAACAGTTGCAGTTGAGTTAGTAACAGTGAATGTTAACTGCATATTACAACAACTTGTAGTTTCAAATCCACCATCAACAACATTATATAACAAAGCGGGAGTATTCGTTGGAACAACAACATCCTGTCCTCCATCAAAAGTATCTCCGATAACTCCAGTTTGATTCCAAGTTCCTCCAGTTATAGAACACAATCTACCATCTTGTGTCTTTCTACCATCTAAAACATCATCAGGTACAGCGCCAAATTCTGATTGCTCATGATATCCATCATTTAAAACATTCCAATCTTCTGAATAAGAAATTATTGTACCTCCTGTTAAAGTTAATGGTACTGGCAACCTGCTAACTCCTTCAGATCCAACATAAACCAATTCAATAGTTTTGTAATATAAATTAGGATCTAAAAAATTATTATCATCGTCTACTATTTTATATAATTTTAATATAAATTCATTATTTTGATTCTCAAATAAAAGACCAGTCACATTATCTCTAAATGTTGCACTATTTGTCAATATCTCACCGTAAGCACTTGAAATATATTTTCTTTCATTATCTGATTTATGAATATACCAATCATAATTTTCATTTAGATATACCTCATATAAAATATCAGAAATATTTTTTAAGCCATCAATATTTTGTATTGCGCTTATTGTTTGAGTAACACCAGTCCATTGTGCAGGTCTTTCAATTATCATTTCATGATCCTTTACACTATAAACCAAAGTTTTTTGTGGTGGTGAAGAGAAAGCATTAACATATGTATATGGCTTAAAGATACTAGTTAAACCACTTTGAGATGTTGTTATCTTGATTCTAGTCTTATCTGTATATTGATATGAAAAATCTGTTAATAAAAAAGAATTAAAAACACTAAGCCCAGAGTTAAATAATATTGGATCAATTTGAGACAATCTATCATAAAGAGTATAATTTATATAATGATTTTTTGTCTCAAAATATTTCAATTCATAAGTGTCAGTAAATCTAAATTTTAGATCACAATAATCAAAATATTTATCATAAGGATTATCCTTTGGTGTAAATAGCATTTTTATAGAGTCTGTTGTCTTTCCAGTAAAATCATAAAAATCAACATATGGAGTATGATATTTAATCTTATCATAAGCATCAACCCAACTACTTGCTACGTTAAAGTTTTTAACAACAAATGAACAACCATTTAAATTGTTTAAAATATAATTAGGTATAACATCTTCTAAATAAATAGAACAAACTGAGCCAGTTGTACCAGTTTTTATAAAACTATTCATATTCAGAATCACAGTTGATCCAATAGTTAATCCACTATAAATAAGCAAATTAACATAATCACCAGTAATCCAATCAAATGTGGTGGTTGCAGAATAAGATAATTTTGTGCCAAGTTTGGTGTTCATATTTGAATTTAAAGAACTACCAATTTCTTCACCAAAACTTAAATTAGAGCCAGACCTAATTTTATATGAAGGATTGTGATGATAATCTATTGTTACATAATTTGAAGGTGTTGTTGCACTTAAAACTGTTTCATAAAAATCAGTATATAAACTATAATTTGATGGTAATTGTTTTCTTGCTAAATTGTAATCAGTGAAAATCATTTTAGATGTTACACCAGAAGAACTTGTAGCGCCAGTATATGTGTTGAACATATTATATCTTATCAAATTCTTAAGTATAATTGAACGACCTTCAATAAAATTTTTAGATTCAAATGTTGTAGGAAAATCAAAGCCACCGTTTGTATTTAGGAAAAATTGTTTGTCAATATTTTTGCCCATTTTAACACTACAACTAAATTTATCTGATTTTTCCCTTGTGGATAATAGACCAGCATTTTCTAAAAAATATTTCTTGTTTACTTTATAAACATCATTTTCAAAAGGATTAGTTTGACTTTTTAATAAAATAAATTGACCAGGTCTAAGTTTAACATCATTTATGCTAAACCATTGTTTAGACAAATCTATATTTGTATCAGCGGCAACATCAACATTCACAATGTTTCTAAGAACTCTATGTATAACATCATACTCATTATACATATTAAAAATTGAGAATCCGTCACCAGTCAAAATATCTCTTTTGTAAATATCATTTAAACTATTGATATAAATGAAAGTAACACCAGTTAAATATTTATTTAACTTAAAATAAATATCACCAACAGCTATAAATCTATTTTCTTGATATGTTTCACCCCTATCTCTCTGAACATAAGTTGTACCTGATGTGGTGCCAGTTACAGTAAACCAATCAAACTTTCTAGACCATCTATTCTTTTGCATTTAAACTTTTTCTATTTATTTCTATATATTAAAAAATAAAAAGGTAAATTTTGGTTATGACTGAGTTTGATGAAATAGATTCAATGAAAAAGGGTTCCGAAAGGAACGAAAAACTAAAGGAATATTATAAAGAAAAAGTAAATATTGATTCTTGGCTAACCAACACGTCTAAAAATTCCATTATCATTTTTAAAGATAGAACAGAGTATAAAAAAGGATCAATCTATCATAGGCTTAACGGACCAGCAATTGATTATAAAAATGAAGACAAAAATAAATATTATTATAAAGGAGTTTTATATAATTCAAAGTCAGAATGGCTAAAAGACACAACAAAAGAATTGAGAAAAATAAAATTGAAAAGATTAGCCATAATAGAAAAAAATCCAGATTAAAAATCTGGATTTTTTTATTTTAAAAATGTCAAAAAATGATATTTTTTAATTAATATATACTTATACAAAGCAAAAATTGTATAGTTGTATAAAAAATGAAAACATATTCTTTAAGATTAAATCCAACAGAAACTCAAATAGAGTTATTAATAGAATTATCTTCTATTAGAAAAGATATATGGAATAAACTTATTGAAATACAACAAGAATCTTATGATAATGAAAAAATATTTATAGACCAATATAAATTAAATAATATTTTAACCCAACTTAGAAAAGAAAATGAGAATTGGTTAAAATTAAATTCAAAAGCATGTCAAACAATAGCAACTGAAGTTTTTGGATCTTATAGATCATTCTTTAATTTAATTAAAAAAGATAAAACATCAAAATCACCACAAAAAATAGAAGATAATTTTTTTCATACTATATCTTTTAATCAATCTGGATGGTCAATAAAAAATAATCTATTATACATAAATAAAATACCATTTAATTATAAATCTAAAATAAATCTTAATGAGTTAAAAATAAAAGAAATGAGAGTTAAATTTGTAAGAAATAAATGGCTGGTTGATTTTGTTATTGATGAACAGATTGAATATAGAAATAAAATAGAAATAGAAACAAAAGTGTTGGCTATTGATTTAGGATTAGATAAATTAGGTGTCGGTATAGATAATTATGGAAAAGCAAAATTTATAACTAATACATCAAGGAATATTAATAAATATTTTTCAATTAAAATAAAAAAGGCACAACAAAAATTATCAACTAAGAAAAAAGGAAGTAAAAAATTCAAGAAATTAAAGAAAGTAATAAATAAAATATATCATAAAAAAAACGAACAAATAAAACACACTCTTCATAGACAGAGTAAAGAATTAGTGTCTACGAACTATAATACAATTATAGTTGGTGATCTTAAAGTAAAAAAATTGATGGCTACAAATGGTGTAAATGAAAATAAAAAAGGAATTCGTAAATCATTTCATCAAGCAAATATCAACCAGTTTTTACAATATTTATCTTATAAATGTCAATCAAAAAATACAAACCTTATTAAAATTGGTGAACAATACACTACTCAGATAAATTGTTTAACAGGGAAAATGTTTGATAAAAAAGTGAAATTACAGGATAGAGTTGTAGAACTAAGTGATAAGATTACAATTGATCGTGATTTAAATTCAGCTATAAATATTTTAAATAGATGGTTTGAATATCACCTTGCTGGTATGAATCAGCCTTTAGATATTTCTAAAGTTCTTCAAACTTATAATTTGAAGAAAATTATACAAAATGTATAATAATTCATTTTCTATAAATTATACAATAAGGAGAGTTATCACACAATTCTAAAATATTTTGATATTTTCTTCTAACCAACTCTGGCTCAGAATTTTTATCAATTAACGGAATAATCTTTTTTAAGAGTTTATAATTAATTTCATTAGGCTCACCCTTAAATAAAACTTTATCTATTTTATCAGAAAGAATGAATTCAACTATGTCTTCATTCAACTTAACCTTTCTTTGATACGGCTTAAAATAAATATTATCTTTTAGATTAATCTCCATATTGTGTTTTTTCTTAATATATCAATTTTTATAATAAAAGTTTATCACACATAAGAAATGATTTTTTTATATATAAAGAAAAAAACATTTCCATTGAACAATCTTATTTTTTTCAACAAAGAGGGTTTTCCTCATAATTTTAGTTATAATCAAGATACAGAATCTTATGAAGGTAAAATATTATTCGATGAAAATTCAGATCAAACTTTTAAAACTCAAAGCTTACATATATTTGAAAGCGTAGATCCAATAAATTTTGATATTAATGCAGATTTTGTTAAATTAGAATATAACAATAATAGCGGACTCACTTTAGCAGGTCAAACAAATTTTCAAAATCAACAATTAACAAATATTATAAAAGTCAATGAATCAGATGAATTCTATTCAAAATGGATTTATGGAACTGATTTTCATAAAAAATTTCCAGCAGGAACAGTAATATCTTTTTCAGGTGTAACGGATCCAGATTTTAGTGATGATCAATATTTCACAGTATTAGATATAAAAAAGAATGCGTTCTTAATTATTACAAAAACTTCTAATGATGTTTTTAATTTTACATTTATCACTGGTTCTACAGTTAGTTCATTAAATATGATTTCTATTAATGAATATAATAGAAATCTATCAGGTGAAACATTTTTTCAAAATTTAGAAACAAATGAGAATTTTTCAATCGTAAATTCATATACAAATGATCAAATTGTTAGTGTAAAGCAAAGTGGTGTAACTTATTCTTATCTAAATGATATTAAATTAAATGGTGTAACAAACAATATATTCACATTAAGTATTCAATTATTCACAGAAAGACCTAAAATAATGCAAGGCGATGTGACATATACAAACTTAGGATTATTAGAAGGTGAATTATTATTGGGCAAATCAGCAATTGCGTTAGCTCCAGAATCATATATTGATAAAAATGGTGACACTCAATATAATTATAAAGATATCATTTTTCAAGACAACTTAGGCTTAGCCTTATTTAGTGGTTTCACATTTAAAGTAACAGGATTAGTTGATACAATCTTTGTGGCAAATAAAAAAATAACATTCAAACAATATTATCAAGTAACAAATAGTTATAGTAACACATCAACATTAAGTAATACAAATAAATGGAATACATTACAATTTGATGGTATTCTAAATATTAAAACTGGAGATATAATATCATTGAGCGGATCAGGAAAAATGAATGGTAGGGATTTTAATATCACCAATGTATCTTATAATGACACATCAAAAATTACAACAATGTTTACACCTGGTTATATTATTGATGAAACTGGATATACTTATAGTATTATTCAAAAATTACAATCTCATCAAATTAAAAGTGTATATGTTGAGCCAAGTAGCACAGATATAACAAATTTTAATAATATTCCAGTAAGAGACGCTTATTGTTATCTAACAAGCAGCATTTTAAGTTTATCACAAAATTATATTAGTGGTAATACATCTGGCAATACAGAGTCAAATACAATTGATACATTTATAAATAAATATAAGCCAACACTATACCAATATGGAATTGATGTATATCATTCAATAAAAAACAACTTTGATTATTTATCAGTTGAAAGTTTAT